TATTTGATGCATTTCTCTGCGTTGAGCATTCCCACGTTCTGATTCGTATTGGGCTTGAGGTCAGCACCACGGATCGCTCTCCGCTGCATCATTCTCTCGGTTCCTCCTCGCGGGCAGCGGCGGGGGCTACGCGCGGTACTGTGGGTGGTATCCTGTATATAATTCCCATTTTACGAAACCCCGCAAAAAGTTGACCTAATGACTTGACTTATGTTATAATGATAATGGTAAGGAGTAGTTAAAGCGACATGAGCAAGAAGAAGCCGATAGAGCGGAGGGAGGGGTTTGAGGATGTGCCAGAGGGCGTGGATGTGCCTGAGGGCGCTATTCGCTATGTCAAGATTAAGACCCAGGGCGGCGGCGTGTTTATGGGGCCTAGGGGGGCTTTTATGAAGCGCGTTTTACCGCCGAAAGCACCTGAGACGCCAAAGCTCCCAGTAGCACAGCCACGCGCGCCTACCCGCAACAACCACGCGTTCACCGACGCAGACCGCGTGAAGTCACATCAGGCGCGTTCGGTGGCGATTAGGCCGGATCTTCAAGAAGCCTTAGACTTTCCGCTCATAGCTATAGTAGAAGAGCTTACTGAAAAATACCACCTGACGAAGAACATGGCTAATTTTCTAGCGGTGAGGTTGAACTTTAATACTGATACGGACGCGGCTAGAGCGGTGGGTGTGGCCCCTCGTACTCCTCATGCATGGCGGTGGTCAATTCCAGAAAAGTGGAATAGACATGGCCCGCCCGTATATTTTCTTCGGGCTTATGAGGAGTTGATGCAGCGAGCAAAGGAAGCTAGCCAGAAGAAAATGAACTCGTTGGCTTGGAAAACGGTGAACAGGATAGATGAGCAGCTTGACGCGGTGCGGAAGGTGCGGCGTACAGTACAGACAGAGGACGGCGCACAGGAGATTATAGAAGAAGAGCCTGATTATAATGCGCGGTTCCAGGGCATACAAGGCGCAAGCAGATGGTTGGGTGAGTGGGGAACTGAGCCAAGAGTGGTACAGAACACTCAGTATGTCACCGTTATGGATCAGTTCGGCAAGCTGATGGCGAAGATTACAGAAGAGAAAGTAGTAGAAGGAGCGTTTCACGATGCCGAAGATGGAGGATAGGTTTCATGCGATAGTGCAGGTGGTGGGAGAAGATAGGGCTATTGATGTGAGAGGACGCGTGGAGCTGGTTGGTAAACCTGTCTGGAAGGTTTACGAGCTCACATTTACTCCAGATGAAATGTTTCATATTCATAGAGGAGAAAGTATTGTGCTAACTTTCCCCTATGTGGATGTTTGGGGAGCAAAGCATGGCTAATGATGAAGGATAGGTGATTAGTGGCATACGGACCTAGATTATGGAATCTCCTTTTCCCCGAAGATGGTGAGCCGCAGCTTGATCCTTTCGATAAGGATCCAGAGGGTATACAGTGGGGCGGAGGTGGAGGTCCCATACCCGATTTCGGGCCTGGTAGGATGCCTGGAGGAGACTGGTCTGCTATGTCATCTCGTAGAGCGTTCCCATGGCCAGAAAGAGAGACGTGGAGCTCGCCTGGCATGTACAGGGCGGCTGGTGAGCTTGGTGGGAGTAGTGTACCGTTTCATGGGCGGGCATCTCTACAAGAGATGCTGGGATGGCCTACATGGTTACAGCACTTCAAGCTCAATAGAAGATTATTTGAACCACGTTCACCCAATTAGACAGCTAGGTAAGGACATTATGGCTAAGCATCCTTTGGAAGCTGTGGACTATAGGTTAGTGAAGTTCTGGCTGGATCAGGCACAGGACTACCAGATGAGTTCACAGTATCACGAGCCAGTACATAAAGCACTTGTTACTCCACACTATGATGAGTTAGAGAGACCACTGCCTACGTTGGTGGTTTTGGCCGGAGGAGAGCAATCCGGAAAAAGTACCGCATGCAGCGCTCATGTATTTGGTATGCACTGGCGTGATAAGCTTGTGTGGATTGTGGGTGAGAGGTACGAGGATACGAGGAAAGAGTTCGAGTATTTGGTAGCTAATGGAGAGGCTGTTGGTGCAACAGAGCGTGTATGGTCATCCCAGAATCCATCTCCTTCACGGGCTCTGTTTAGGACAGGTTTACGGGTCAGGACGTTAAGTTCGGCTGATGCGTCTACGCTTCAAGGTGAATCTCCTGATGGGATATTGATGGTTGAGGCTGGCAGACAGACATTTCAAGCGTTCAAGACGCTATGGACTAGGGCTATGCACCGAAGTGCTTGGTTTTTGGTGTCCGGGACCTTCGAATTGTACCACGGAAGGTGGTTTCCCGACCTCTGGAGGGCTTGCCAGGGTGAAAACGAATATCATGGCGTAAGTCTGAGCCTACCAACCTATGCTAACCCCATCCTTTACCCCGAAGGAGCACGGGATCCGAAGGTTTTAGCTGCTAAAGCCACAATGACTGAGGAAGAGTTCGCTGAGAGGTTTCTTGGTGAGCCGAGATCGCCCATCGGCGTCGTTTTTCCTGAGTTTCGGCGCTCATTACACGTCAAAACCATTGCTCACACGCCTGGTTATCCTGTTGAACTGTGGGTTGATCCAGGGTACCAGCCGTCGGCCTACGCGATTTTGTTTGTACAGGTGGTCAATGACCAAATCAGAGTGCTAGATGAGCTCTATCTTCATCAAGTGGTGAATAAAGAAGCGGTGGATCTGACGCTGAACCATCCCCTGACGCAGTTTGTAGAGAAGATTGTGATTGATATAGCAGCAAATACTCATGCCGGTGCGCAGGATCCGGCGGCAGAGGCGTGGAGAGCGGGGTTTAGAGGCAGAGGAGTGGGGATTAGGTCGAAGTACATCAAGGTGCTGGACGGGATCAAGCGTACACATGATAAGTTGCTTGTGAATCCGCTCACAAACGAGCCTTTTATGGTGTTTTCACCAAAGTGTGAACAGACGATATGGGAGTTTGAGGAAGGGTACAGAAGGCATACTAGAAATGATGGTACTGAGGTGCAAGGAACGCCTATTGACGCTGATAACCATAGCACAAAGGCGATCTGTTATGGCATAATTGACCACTTTGGGATGGGAGATACGCCACGACTCTCGAACATCATTCCAGTAAGGCGCAAAATGGCTTATGAGAGAGGCATAGAGAGGTTTCAACCAGTAAGAGGAGGCTATAGATGGTAAGTATGATGCAGCAGCCGATGTTGCCAGGTATGGGTGATAATATGCCTGTTATGCCACAGATGGGTGGGTCAGCTGGGCTAATGGAGCTTATGCAGGGCCTTATGGGCGGAGTAGCGCCGATTATGCAGACACCACAGACCGCTGAACTAACCTCGCCACTGGATATGTGGAGTATGGCGAATTATGGCGTGATTGCAGAACAATTAGACGAAAGCCAGATGGATGATCTCGTAACATACGTGGTAACAATGGCTGAGGATGATAAGAAGTTCTGGAAGCCTAGAGATGATAGGATGATGGACAGCCAGAGCTTCTGGGAGTTAGGGAGCAGGTACGCGAACTCGACCAGAAGGGCTATAGAGGAAGGGGCAGCTTTAGAGAATGATCCAGACGAGACTCCATCAGAGCAGGTAGAGTTCAATGACGGCTATTTGACTGTAGATAAGATCACCAGTATGGTGGAGGCGGCTGGTTGGGGTTTTGATGTTCAGCCAAAATCACCAGAAATGGATGATAAAGCACAAAATATAGAGGACGCTTTGAGGTGGATGGATCGGGAACTGAACAAGAAGCACGGACAAACGTTGCATGGTACTATTGATAGAGACGAGATACACTATGCCGCGTTGCGTGGTTGGCTTACTGGCATGATTCTTCCTAATCCTAAGAGCAACTATATGCCTTTGCGCTATATCCTCGAGGATCCCTTGTTCGTTTATCCTCGCTACAATAGCAACGGACTGACCAGGGTAACACACCAATACACGATGTTGGGGTTAGAGGCTAGGGGTGAGTTTCCTGGCGCGGCTACCTTCCTAAATGATAGGCAGGACGATGAAGAGATTAGTGTTGTAGATTATTATGATGATATTTACCGGATGACGCTACTAAACGGGGGAATAGGACAAGTTGTGCCTAGGTTCATCCTCCAACCGCTCACTAGGCATGGTTATGTGGACTTGCAGGGAGTGCCTATCAATCCGTGGCTGATTGTTACACCCAGAGGGTCACCAACGCGGCGAATAGGGAAGTTTAAGAGTAAATTGGATCAGGACAGATTAGTGGCGTTTATTGGTCTTGACGTACTATATCCTATTAAAGATATGATAGTAACGTTGGAGAAGTTGGCATCAATGATGTTCACCGAGATAGGCAAGGGAGTAAATCCCACGCTGTTGGTCTACTATGATGGTCATAACAAGCCTGAGCCTATTAACGTTGGAGCGGGTATGCAAAACTATCTCGTCTTTCAGGCAGAAGATGCAAAGGTACTGGATACAACGGCCATGAAACCAGATACAGGCCCATTCCTACAATTAATCAGTGATAGAGTACAGAGAGGATCGGTTCCAGCAGTGCTATATGGACAGGCGGGGTTTTCCTTAGCAGGTTATGCTATTAACTTGCTGAGCCAGGGAGCAAGTGATGTAGTAAGGCCGTTGTTGAATGGTATAAAGCTCTATAGAGAGTTAAAATATACCAGGATGTTGGAGATGTATGCTGGTGTGGCATCGCAGTGGATGCCACAGCTTAACTTCCCACTCTATGACAGAAATCAGGACAGGATGTATTCGTCAGGAGCGTCTTTGAGTGTAGAAGATATTAGAGCAAATGGCGTAAATGTCACGGTCTCTTACGACGAGGTGATGCCGAAGGATCAGGCGGTGATGATACCTACAGTGGTGGGAGCTATGCAGGCCGGACTGCTGCCGATTTATGATGCTATGAAGCAGATTGGTGTGAAGGATCCCAGACAGGCTATGAGGAGATTAGCCGAGGGTAAGAACTTCGAGGATCCGCTTGTAATGAAGCACTTGGCTAGATTAGCGGGTATGACCAGTGGGAACGAAATGTTGAAGGCAGCTATTACTGCAGCTCAGATAGAAGAGCAGTTTATGATCCAGCAGCAAATGGAATTACAGGCAGCAGAAGCATCTGGAAAGAATCCAATACCACAGCCCGGAGGCGGACAAGCTAGGGGCAGAACAGCTACAGAATCACCTCCAGCGGCCACCAACCCACTCGAATCTGCCGTAAACCAGATGAACGCTGTAGGCGCTGAGAATAACGTTGGTGCGGGGGCTAGTATGCCAAGCGGCAAAACAGTACGGAGACGAACTAACCAAAGGAGAGGGTAATGTATGACTTTAAGAAGAAAGAGGAGTTTTTATGGCTGGTTGGAGTATCTGTGGCTACGGCTTTGTTTCAGGTCTTAGCCGAGCTTAATCCTGAGAAGATCACTGACTGGAAGGTATGGATTGTAGGAGTAGGGGCGGGATTGGTGAGAGCGGCTGCTGCGGCGGCGTTAATTGGTCTAGCCAGGTTCAAAAATGTCTAAAGAGGGCAATCGGTGCAGCGGCTCATCGCGTGGCTACTTAGGTTCATGGCTCATTGGTTTCTGTGGGCCGGGATAGAATTAGCGCGCCTCGCGAATCATTTAGATAGTAGACAAAGTAGGTCAAGAACTGTTATAATAAGGGAGGGAAAGAGGAGAGATGGATATTATAGAGATCACTTGGGTAGATAGCAATGTTATCACTGGTTGGAACTCTGTTGAGTGGTTAAAGAAAACACTCGAAGAAGGATTGCCTAAGGCGTTCTCTGTGGGTTATTTGTTCTTTGAGAATGATGAGCAGGTGGTTCTAGCACAAAGTTTAACCGAACACAATGGAATTAGTGAGGTTCTACAGATTCCAAAGAGCTCCATAATAACAAGGAAAGTAGTGAGCAGCAATGTCGAAGCATCAGGTCCCAGAGAAAATGCCGATGAAAAAGGGTAAATAGCTATGCCAGCAGCGATGGAAAAGGCTCTGAAGAAGGCAGCACAGAAAAAGTTTCCTGGCAATAAGAAGCGCCAGGATAGATATGTTTATGGAACTCTGCAGAAGAGAAAGAAGTAGGTAGAATTATGCCATACCAACCAGGTTCTTATTATGTGCCGCCTCCACCCCCAACCTATGTAAGTGCGAGTGGTGAATATGGACTGCCAGGAGGGGGACCTCCTCCATCGTATCAGCAAGGTCTTGACGAGACCGTTGCTGAAATACTCGCGGGGGCTCGATCGAATCTTTCAGCGGGTCCTTCTGCCGGCCCCTCAATGGGCCCTAACATCAGCCTCACCTTCCCAGGCTATTTTATGATCAATCCCAATGTAGAAGAACAGTATAGGGAGTGGCGGTTGGAGAGGATGGCGGCTGTTCCCCCCCAGGACTACATGGATATGGACGCGTTTAGACAACATTTGAAAGGTATTGGCGCTCCGGATCCTGGAGTGCCATCTACGGCTGGTGGTGGAAAGACTGCTGGCCCTTCAGCCATACCTCCCGCTGGCCCTTCAGCCGCGCCTCCTACAGCTCCAAAACCAGGTGAGATCCCAGGCGCTCCCGGCAAGGACTACAAACCGGGCACCGTTTTTGCCCCTAAACCGCGTACAGGTACAGCCGCGGACTTGATTGCTGGAGGATTGGACATAGGCGGTACGGCTCCTTCTGACATCCCCTACTACTTTCCATTCTTAGAAGGCGAAGAGGAAGGTAATTTTGCAGCGCGTAACTTATTGCGTGGTTTGGGTATGAATATGGATGTGGGCAATCCTTACAATGCCTACCTACAAGGTCGTATACCAGGCATGTCTGAAACGTTTACAGCACAAGATTTACTTGGCGGTGGTGCTGTAGAAACACTTAGAGAAAGATTGCCTGGGGGTGTGGCAGGCGCGTTAAAGCAGGGTGGTGGAGGTCCTGGATTGGGTATGATAGGGAATATAGCCAATCTCCAGGACAAATACGCTGCTAGTCCGGAATCTCTATCTGAAGGTGAGAGGATTTTAGCACAGAGGTACATGGATCCTAACGAAGCCCTCGATCTCTACCAAGAGGCTAGCAACTTGCCTAGTGCTTTGCGCCGTGCTCAATCAAGGTCTGGGGCTACTATGCAAGAAAGATATAGGAATCTGGCTCCTGGCCTCGGCAATAAAACATTCATGCGGTTTCTTTATGGAGGCTAGTTATGGCCGAGTTCAACTGGACGGATCTACTCAACGAAGAGTTTTACGGCGGTGAGCCATCTGCTGGCTTCTATAGCGTCTTTCCTAAAGCCTATAAAGCTAATCCTTACGGAGAGTTTTTGCGTGGCAGCCAAACCCGTGCCTATAACAAGTATTTAGCCGAACTTCCACAAAACCCCAACCGCAGCTTCCGCGACTTTCTTGGTGGATTGGATCTTCGGGGTGAGTATGCTGGGATGTCTCCCTCACAGAGAGGCGAGCGTCCAGGAGCCTTTAGTCCCCGGGTTCGTTACATCAACAGGACATACTAATGCCAATAGCTTCTCCCCACAGCTTTAGGCGGTTTTTAGCGCCAGATATAGGTCCGCGTTCACCACTAGAGGACGAGGATGAGCTGGAGCTGTTCAATCGGCTCAGGATGATTGCGGAGGGGTATGGCGGAGGGCCAGAAGTCCCGGGGCCAGTAGATGGGCCCGCTGATCCCTATGCTGGAATAGAGCGGTTTCGCGGCCAGGCAGTAGGACCTCCTCGGCCTCTCGTTGACTACTATCCGGGTGAACTAGCTAAGTTTCGTGGCCAAACAATCGGACAGAGGCCCGACGAATATGGCGGGCCTGATGTCACAAAAATCCCTATTCTCGGTGCTTTGCTAAACATTTTAGGAGCACCTGCTACCGGTGATCCTCCAGGACGCTCTCTTGAAGAACGTGTTAGTGACTTCTCGCGAGCCTATCCGCCTCCGGGGCCAGAAGAACCAGACAGATTTCCTCGAGTACAACCAGGTCCCCCCACTATTGGGCCAAGAACAGGCGAAGCACGTCGGCAAGGGTTTATGCAAGAGCTCTTTCCGTCAACTGATCCTAACCCGTTCTTACCAACTGAACAGAGATTAGGAAGAACTGCTGTAGATATAGCACAGTTTGCGCCGGCTCCATTCGTGGATCCACTAGTCCAGGGTGGAATTAAGTTAGCGGGGCGGGCGGCGAGACCGGCAGTAGAGGCTATTATTAAAGCTGCTAATGAAGGATGGTTGACTCCTGGTAGAGAGGTGGTTCGTGGTGTTAAGCCTAGTACAGTTCCTGAAGACATCTCTCCGCAAATCCGCCGCTGGCTTCAAGAGGAGCGTGGTAGTGGCAGAATATTTCCATCAGAAGAAAGCATACCAGAGGGCATAACCGTAGCTGATATTATGGGTCTTCCCGCCGACGCTCTACCACGTTATGTAAGACAGCTTGGGATGAAGGATAATGCGAATAATCTGGCCAAGATCCTACAAGCATCTCGTGGTAGGGCTAATGCTTTGGCGCGGGGAGAGCTGGAGGAGGCTGACGCGTACAAAAAGATATTCGATGAAAAGGTTGATGATGTCAGACAGGCTATTATAAATAGGTTGCAAGAGGGGCCTGGCGCGTATAAGCCAGTACCAGTAACCGAGTTTCTTAAAACCGAACCGAAACCAGCAGAGGTGCTTATAGAGAAACAACGGAGAGCGGGGGAGCCTGAGATTAAGTTCGGACGAGACAAAGAGCCGACAGCACTTGCATTACCAGAGGAATTGTCTCCAGGAACTCTTACTGACTATATCCTTAAACAGTCTAAAGATGTATCAAAATTAAGAAAGCAGGTCGAGTCTCAGGGTCTTTTAGATGCTCTACGTACTCCTAGACATCAGTGGGCTGCGATACAGGCTGCCTTACACAAACCTACTAAGGAAACAGCCATAACATACTACGAAGATGCATTACAACGGCATCGCGTACTTGTTACTGAGGCAGTATATGGTAGAGAGGTGTTGCCCGGAGAAGCTGTTCGGGTTCCTGCTGCGATGTTTGATGAGCTTTTAGAGCGTAGAGCAAGTATTCTTCCAGAAGCCGTAACTGACTACCCAGATATACAACAGGCGTTAAAAGAACAACCTGCTATGGAGGTTACTCCGAAGCTCCGTGGTGGCCAACTTCCGACTGTACAAGAAGCACCTCCTACTGGGGTTGGTGTGAGAGTAAGGGGCAGAAGAAAGGGTGTAGAACCTCCTACTCTCGAAACACAGCCGCCAGGCGAGCTAAACTTCACACAAGCTGAAATACTTGAGGGGAACTTTCCTTATAGCCACGGAACCTGGAAAGCAAAACATCCTGGTGTCCTTCTCAAAACAGGACAGTTGGAAGGTGGAGTGTATACCGCTAAAGCTACTGTACCTGGCGGGGGAGAGATAGAGGGTCGGGGTGTAGGAGTTAGAAATGCTATCGCTGATCTTCACAGTAAGTTTGTAGATGCACAGCCTGTTACTAGGATAGGAGAGGTTGCGGAGCCAACGCCTCCCGCTAGTGGACTGCCGGAAGAGCCTATCACGCCCGAAGTCTCTATTGGTGAAACAGTACAGCAAAGAGCAGCAAGAGAGAAGTATTTGGCTGATTTAGAGGAGCAGGCCGCTGAGTCAAAGAGGCTAAGAGAAGAAGCTCCTGGCCCGACGATTCCGCCGCAAAAACCGCCTCCTGGTGGTGGACAGCCTCCTAGGGGCAGACGGCCTGAAGAGCCGTCTGGTAGATTTCCTCCCGGCGATCAGCTTGGTGGTACTCCTTATGAAGCCGGTGCTAGAGAGGCCACTAAAAGTATTGAAGGCCTACCACCACCTAGAGGCAAACCACCGCTAGAAGAGAACGTTCTTGGCCTACAAGATTTTACTTCTAAGCCTCTGACGCCAGCCCAGATTATTGAAGATCAATTTCGTAGGGTTGTGCCAGGTATGGCAAATAAGTATGAAGAAACGGCTACTGCTATCATGGATCAGTATAAGAATAAAAGTCATATTATATCTTCTCAGGGGGCTTTTATATCGGATAGGATCCAGGCAGAGATGGAGGTGTTCAATGTAGATAAGTCGGGACTTATACCTTCGTTGGCTAATGATGAGTTTCCTAGGGGCCCAGGTCTCCGTGATGTTACAGACGCTCCGGCATCTTTCAATCTAAATGCAGAACAAAAGGCTGCTGTCGAAAAAATTAGGCAACTGGTAGCTCCATATGCTAAGCTAGCTAATGAGGTTGGTATAGAATATGGCAGCAGAGTTGGAATAGATCCGAGGCAGGGCGGTTTTTACATTCCACGAGGGAGCGCTTCGCTTTTGGGCTATGACGAGCCGGTAAGGATGCGCCCTTCGAGGGGACAGGGAACCTCTCCATATAAAAAGCCTGCTAAGTTTGGTTCCGAAGCCGAGGGCATAGAGAAAGGTTATGAGTATGTTAGTCCAGAAGAATCTGTACACTCATACATATTGTGGATAGGACGAGACATAAATCGCAAGCACATGGCCAACCAGTTTGCTAAGGCCAAGCAAAACGGCGAATTGGTGTTAAAGAAGACTCCCCCAGAAGGAGTGGGACATGGTCGTGCCACAGTAGATGTACCTTCTATGGCGGGAGTAGACTTACCCACAGCGATGGCAAATGCAGCTAATCATGCTTTGCAACAAGAGAGGTTGCCGTCTGGGATGCTCGAAAATGTAATTATGAACATCAACTCTCTACAACGGTTGAGTACAGCAACCGGCGACGATTCTGCCATAGGTATTCAGGGATTGCTTGCAGCAGCAGCAGATCCTAAAGCAGTGCCTATTGCAGTAAAAGTACATGTAAAGTCTATTATAGATCCGAAGGCGCTAGGGCATTTTTTCAAGAATTATGACATTAGAGCCAAAGCAGAAGGAACTCCTACCTTAGTGCAAGCAACCAGGAATGGTCTTCATATTGCTGGTACTACTGGTACTATAGCGGGTGAGACCGGGCTTGGACAAGCAGCAAAGTTATTAGAGAAAGCTCCAGGCATAAAACAAATCAACCGGATGTTTACTTCATACTCTGATACTATACGAGCATCATGGTATAGAGATCTGGTTCTTGCCGAGATCAAAAAAGGAATACCTCTAGCACAGCTAGAATCCTCTGGTGAATTACGCAGGATGGCCGATTCAGTTAATCGTATGACTGGATGGAGCCAGGATCGAGCGTTTGGCGGTCTTGGTGACTTGGCTTTGTACGCGCCCAGATTCTTTCAGGCTAGAGTAGAAACCCTGATAAATGGTATAGGGGGATTTAGGCCTGGGGCATCGGCGGAGCAGATACAAGCAAGAGATTCATTGGTAAAGCTTTTTGGAGTAGCGACAGCGCTTACGGTAGCTGGTAACGCTGTACAAGGTAGAAAGACGGATTTTGCCCCCGTGATACAGAACGCTGACGGATCTTGGCGTTACAACTCAAACTTCCTAGCGTTGAGAGCACTTGGTCAGGACTGGAAGTTGTTGGGGCCTTATGATAGTATCTTAGGTTTGATCATCAACGCAGCTACTCTTCCTACAGCGAAAGATACTAGGGGGAAGGCTAGACGCGCTAAAGATGTAGTAAAGCCACTACTAGCTGCTGTTCCTTCCCTCGCAGGCAATATAGAATCCATATTCCGTGACGGTAAGGATATGTGGGGGACTATTTATGATCCCAACAACCCGATAGATTGGGCTAGGTTACTCGGAGAGACGTTTAAGCCATTCTCTTTGGGAACTCCACAGGATCGTTTTACAGGGGCGTCCGAGGCTGAACAAGCAGCCGGCTCGATACCTAGTGTGTTTGGCATTAAAGGATCAGCTGTGAACGCTAGTGATATGATGGAAGATGTTGGTCAGGGCGAGGTACTTAGAAAATATAGGAACGCTGCCGGAGTAACAGCCGAAGCTTTGGCTGAAGGTTCTACAGACAAGGCTAAGCGTATAAAGCTCTTTTTGGAGGCGGATGTAGCTGACCGGAACAGAACTCCAGGAGAAGAAGCTCTTTGGAAAAAGTTCATAAAAGATTCTCCACTCTACGCAAAAGTGGCGATTAGCGAATACAAGCGGCTACGAAAATATCTGAGGGCTGATAGTCCTGAACTTAATACCTATCTACAAAGCTATAAAGACGAGCTGGATACGTTTGATGCATCCAAAGAGCAAGCTAAGAGAAGCGAAGTTCATCCAAAACCCCGCACCGGTAACAACTGGAGTGTGGAGACAGTACAGGACTATCTAGCTGATGGTTTTGCTAAGCAATGGGAAATAGATAAAGAGTTCTCCGGGCCTGACAATATTACTGTTTGGGGCGAACTGCCTCCTGCTGGTAGGCTGCGAATAGCTGCTTACATGGATAAGCTTAACACAAAGACGATACAGATGTATAATAAGAAGGGGTATACTGAGTGGCGAGAATTACCTGGAGATGATAAGGATATAGTGCGTGAGGCAGTAGATAAAGAAACTGGCGGGCTTAAGAAACCGCTATTGAGGTGAAAACATGGCAGGGCCACATTGGACAACTTATCCTATAAGTTCTGTGTTTGGTGATCCTGATACAGTAGGTGGAAGAAGAACAGGGCCACATAAGGGAGTAGATATTCTTACGCCTAAAGGTACTTCTATTACTCCTGTTGATCGTGGCAAGGTGATTCAGGCCGGGTTTGACCCCCAGCTTGGGAACTTTGTGCGTGTGCAGCATAGTTGGGGTACTACTACTTATCTTCATGGCAGCAGACTTAGGGTGAAGATAGGTGATGAGGTTGGAGTGAATACAGTATTGATGTCGAGCGGGTCTACTGGTGCTTCAACTGGACCTCATACCGAGTTCCGCCTGCAAAACTCTACTGGTAGTTATGTTGATCCAGCCCCTCTCATCAAACGTTTTGGGGGTGGTTTGGGTCCTTCTTATGATGAAACCGGTGACTTTTTTGGTGGCGACGAGGAAGAAGAACCACCTGAAGGGCCTGATGATACTGGAGAGTTCCCCACGGCGGGCGGTGCTTCTGGGTCTCCAATTAGCCAGATACTAAAGGCTGGTGGTTTTTTCCAATACCTAAAAGATCTGGGGCCGGCTGGTATACAAGCCGTTGGGCCATCGAGCGTGAGAAGTCGTATGGGCGGAGCGCCTGGCATCTATAGCAACGAGCTAGAAGACTACGAAACAGACATACTTAGTGGGGCGTTGCCAATGGCTCAGCGTAGCAAGATACCATCCAGCGGACTATTCTCCAAAACACCTGAGAGGGGTCGTGCTCTCACAGATTTACTATCCGGGTTCCAGGGATTTGGTGATGTAAGTGATATTGAGTCTGAGTACCAGTTACCCTTCTTTGAGCCATCATTAGGTGGAGAGTCCAGAGCGTCACGCAATATTCTTCGCGCTATGGGTATGAATCCTGATATCGGCAATCCTTACACTGCTTTCTTAGAAAAAAATATCCAGCGTCAAGCGCCACAAGCACTAGCTACACGATGGATGAGGGGCGAGACTACCAATCAGAGGCAGATAGCGCAAGACATTACAGATGCACTACAACAGGGGAGAGCTGCTCCAATGTCTAGGGCTGATTTAATATCAGGCTTACAGAGACTAGAGACTACTGAGGGACTAAACGAGCCGCAGCAATCGTTAGCCGCGTTGCTAGCAAATGATCCAGCATTTGGCTACGAACTAATTAGGAGTAGCCAGAACTTACCCAGTAGACTTGAAAAAGCATCTCGTCAAGCCTACCTTCAATCTCAAGAGAGGTTTATGAACCGCGCACCTGAGCTAGAGAATCAGGGGATGTTGGAGTTTGTAAGAAAATACCTACAATAGAGAGGCAGAAAATGATAAATTGGCTTGGTGATCTACTGAAGAGGTTTGAGAAAGATCCAGATGATCCTTGGGGGCCAAAACCTCCAGGCTATGACGTGACCTTAAATCGTCTCTCCCCCGCCCCATCCATCCCAGATCTTATAAAACCACTGGTTTCGTCCAGGAATCAAACTCAACGTAGTGAGCTAGATTATACTACGTTAGAAGAGGATGATCCTAGGGTGCCGTTTGATAGGAGTGGTTTTCGGTTATCTGCGGATTGGCGAGAAAGCGAGAGACGTTACCAAGATTATCTAAAGAGGCGAAACACAGTACAACCTTCTCCTGATAGGAATCGGAGGGCCGTTAATCCTGCGTTTGCTGTAGTACGCGGAGGAGCTTTCGGTTCTAACGCACAACCGGGTACTCCTCCGGCTAGAGGTTTAGCCAATTTCATCAAGGCTGCTGGCGGAGCAGAGCCGGTGTCTAGCCAATACGAGAGATTACCTGTCCACTTCGGGAAGGGGCCAGGTCAGTGGGAGGGATATGGGTACTATCCGAGAAGAGACCTGCGGGGTGGTCAGATGCCGGGCGGCATAATACTAAGCAATCTATTAAACTCTCCCGACTCTTCTGACGCTGATACTTTACAGCCGGCATACCATGAAGCTATACATGCTTACGACTGGCAACAAAAAGGCATTTCCAGCACCAAAGAGTTTAAGGAAGCAGTCGCCCAATCCTTACAACAATATCCCATAGAGAGCTCGTACATTACCAATACCGTACCCAATTTGGGGGACATGGCACACATCTTTACTGCCGCAATAGATTTAGGACTAACTATGGCAGAGATTCCTCTGCCGTTACGTCGGTTCTATGAAGGGATATTACCCGCTGGTAGGTTATCGTCCCTGTTACGGAGGCGGGGCAGAAAGATCTTGTCAGTGCCTAATGGTGCCACAGAGTAATTCCCTGGTAATAGTTGACAAAATAGGTAAAGTATGTGTATAATAAGAATAGTAGAGAAATAACACGAGGAGTAGGTCATGGCAGAAGAAACCATCGCGGCTGTGGAGCCGGAACAGAGTACAGAGGCTCCTGAATTACAGGAAGCTGTTGTAGAAACCGCGCCTGAAGTAGATTATAAGGCTGAATATGAAAAGCTAGAGGCTGCTCGTAAGGCTGAGCAGGAGCAACTAGCTCCGATGCTTCAGCAATGGCAGGAAAGTCGGAGAGCAGATGCTGATCGCTTGGCGGCGGAAGAGCTGGCCCAAGCTACTCAGATTGCTGAGTCTATAGAGAAGGCCTCTGAAGCTTCCGACGAACCACTGAGTACCGAGCAACGAGGTAGGCTTAAAACACTGCTCGAAAACGGTGTGAAATATGAGCAGGAGATGGGTAATGTGGCTCAGGAGCGAGTAGCAGCCAGCGCTATTTATTATGCAGCACAACATTTAATGGCTGATCCTGTTAAAGCCGCTGTAGTCAAAGAGCTTATGAGTCTGGGTGGAGAACTGGCAAAGTACGGTGATGCCCGCCTCATGGATGCTCATGTTAAAATCCTCAGTAATACTAGAAGCACGAGCCAGACAGCTGCATCACAAGCCGCTGCTGAGGCAAGAGCCCAGTCTGGTGTGGACAATGCGCCGTCCGCCGTGGTGACAGGTGGTAATTTGCAAGATTGGGAAACTATCGGGCGCAGGATAGCAGATCCTAGGTATGGAGTTAAATCACTAACTCCCGCCGAGAAGAGACGTTACAATGAGGGACGAAGGGCAGCTGGGCTTCCCGGAGTCGCTGGTTGGTAAGAAAGGGGTAAGAGATGCCGGCTGGAACTTCTGGTTCAGCACAATTTACGAACACGCTTCCCAAGTTTATCGAGGAAGCTAGGCTCACACTAAGTCAGGTAGGTGTGATGAAACAAGCGGTTGAGACTATTCCTCTCAAAAAGGAAGCTGGCTTGACGCTGAATATTCCCACCTGGACACAGCCTACTGCCTACACCTTGACCGAAGGTGTTAGGATGGCTCAGGCGCAGCAGCTTTCGGACGCTAACGTGGCTATCACAGTGGCCGAGAACGCTGGTGTACAGGTGATCTTGACCAAACTGGCTATGAACGCTATGCGGGAAGATATGATGCGGAAGGCCGCTGCGTCTATGGCTAATGCTGTAGAAAATAAACGCGATGATGATCTCATCACCCTCCTAGCGGGCTTCACAACCAACACGATTGGTTCGGCTGGTACGTCGTTGGCGTTGGGTCATATTATGGCCGCTAAGGTACGTCTACAGTCCGGTGCGAGGCCTCTGGAGTCAGCTATTCAGGGTGTGTTTCATCCCTACATGCTTCATGCTCTTTACGAAGACTTCCTTTCTATGGTAGCTGGGAGTTTCGGTAACGTGTCTCCACCGGTGGGCAGCATCCAGGACGACATCGTGAAGAACTATGACGTGTTCGATGTGGTCGGCGTAAAGGTCTGGTCGGATCCTCTCATTGCAGCCGACGGCTCAGATGATGGTAGTGCCGGCATCTTTGCCAAAAACACTCTCATCTACGTTCCCTACGAGGAAGAGGATATTGAGGACGACTACGATAGCGCTCTGCGGGGCTGGGAAGTGAACATGGTCGCCACCTATGGGTATGGCGAGTACTTGGATGCTTGGGGCTTTACCGGAACTTTTGATATGGCCTCTCCCACCCAATAAGAGGAACTAGGAGGAGGGTATGGCTAAGTATTGCGATTGGTGTAGTGGCGAGGCGAAGAAGCACCGCCAGTTCTACAAAGGGAAGCTGTTCTGTTCTACGGATCATTTCAGCTACTTCAGGCGCTCAGAAAATCCTGAGGCTGGCGGAGAACTAGAACCACATGAATGGGCTAGTCAGAATAGTAGGAAGAAAGAGCAAGAAGTCGAGGAGGTAAAAGTGGTGAAAGTCGGCCAGGAAACTGACTGGTAAGAGCCACAAGGAGAGTTAAAATGGGTGGTTTTAATCCGAGATTACATCCGTACAGTCAGTCGTGGAACTTTGCTGCTGATCCGGCTGGTGATGTTACGTTCAACGTTTTCCGTATGCCGTCTCAAGGTAAAGTTCTGGCGGTGTACGCGGTCAATGATGCGGCTATTGCTACGGCAACTAACACGTTGCGGTTGGCTTTAGTAAGCAGAGGTACAAGCGGTACTGATGCTGCTTCTACCATCGCGAACTTTGTATCTACATCTACATGGGCAGCGGATACGCCCCGTACTGGTGCGCTTACTGCTGCTAACCAGCGCATTACCACTTCTGGTACGTGGTTGGCTGTAGAGTATGACGAGACTGGTACTGGTACTTGGACTCGGGCTACGGTACAAATGGACTATATCGTAGGCGCGTATGAGGACAGTGCTTAGTTAGTTAGAAGGGTGTAGAGGGGGTGGGAAACCACCCTCCATACCAAGCTTAGGTTGAGGAGGAGTTATGCGGATCATGTTAGTTAGTGTAGCGCCGTGGTGCGCTAGCGGTTATGGCACTGTAACAGCCAGACTTGCGCGTAGCTTAAAAAAGGACGGACACGAGGTGGCGATTGCCGCGGTGTTCGGTCTCAAAGGTGGACAGACGGACTGGGAGGGGATACCAGTTTTTCCCGAAGGCCAGTTCATATCCCAAGCCGATGTCATCCTTGCTCATATAGACTTCTGGAAGCCTGATTTTGTGATGAGTTTATGGGACTTGTGGCATACGGACGGGTTTGGCGGCGAGAGTTTCAAGTGGGTTGCGTGGGTGCCGATTGACCATGAGCCACTCTCCTATGTCTACAAAGACAGATTAGTGTATACATGGAAAGTTCTCGCAATGAGCCAGCATGGTAAGAAACAACTGGATGAGGCGGGCGTAGAAAATGAGCTTATCCCCATCGGCATTAGTAAGAACTACTACCAGGACGATGGTGGTCGAAAGGCATGGCGGGAAGCATTTGGAATAGGTAAAGACGTGTTTGTGTACGGCATAGTGGGGCTTAATGCCTACTGGCCTAGTAGAAAAGGGTTTGATAGACTGCTAGAAGCGTACAAGACAGTGCGTGATGAACGACCAAACACCCTACTTTATCTGCATACTACTTCTACTGCTACTAGCGACCCTCATTTCGACCTCAACCGAATAGCCGAGGTAATAGGTTTGGACAAGGACGCGTATATGTTTAGCGACCCTTATCCGCTCTTTTTGGGCTATGACGAAGCTAATATGAGAGCTATGTACAACAGCTTTGACTGCTTTGTACTACCGACTCAGGGAGAGGGATTTGGTATACCGGTACTAGAAGCTCAGGCTTGCGGAGTACCCGTGATAGCCACAGATTGTACCTCAATGCCAGAGCTTACGCAAGAAGATATGAGGATTTTGGTGCCTGGTAAGAAGTACATTGGCGTAGGATATGCGGCACAGTGGGACGTGGATCCTGATAAACTTACCGAGGCTATGATTAAAGCCTATGACCAGCTAAGTAAGCCTTGTGATTGTCATGCTGGAACCTGCGATGGCTACCCGTGGCGTAGAATAGTTAGTACGTTTGCAAAGAACTACGATTGGGATCATCTGTACGCTGAACTGTGGCAGCCGTTTCTGGCAAGGGTAAAGTCAGAGCTTGAGACACCTGCCCCAGCTACAATTAGTGGTCAAGGTGTAGAGTTTGGTGAGAAGCTTAGCGGCAATACTTCGTCCAGTGTGTATAAGGCGCGGTATGAGGAACAGGATGTAGTAATTAGCATAGATGGCGGTCATGGTGGAAAGAGATTCGATGACCGTATTGCTATCATGGATAAGTTAGATCATCCTGGCATACCAAAGGTTATTGCACACTTTGGGAATGAGTTTGGCAGAACTTGTTTAGTCCAAGAGTATAGAGGAGAGCCTGTAGACATGAACCTGCCTCTCGAAACTCGTTGGGACATTTATAACCAGGTTGTCAAGATTGTTGACTACCTTCACCAACATAATATAGCACATAGAGATATTAAGTTCGAGAATGTGGTGGTAGATGGCTATGGTAAGGCGTCGCTAGTGGATTATGGTTGGGCGATTGAAGACAAGGACGGCTATTGGATGACTGCTGATAGCACAGAGACTAAGATAGCTCCCGACTCAGCTCCTACAGGTCTTCGTATCTTGCTTCAAGAGCTCATACCAGAAGACGATGTACGCAAGGACTTGGCGTTAAGCTCTAGCACTGGTTCTGTAAAAAGCTATGCTGATATGGGACTGGGTATGGAGTTTGAGCGCGACAATCAGGTGCGCTGGGACATTATGAAGCCTAGTGTCAGAGACAAGAAGGTTTTGGATATAGGGTGTAATGCCGGGTGGTTTGTGAGGAAGGCGTTAGAAGAAGGAGCGCTTTCTGCAATAGGTATAGATAAAGACGAAGCGATAATTCGAGCAGCTAGAGAATTAGTACAGCTTGGACGGTTTCTTGCCATTGATATAGATACTCCTGACGCAACAACTAAGGCGCTGTTTGGTAACGTTGATATAGTCTTCGCCCTTTCCGTAGTGATGCACCTCAAGCATCCAGAGCATCTATGGGAACTGATAGATAAGCACCAGGCGGAGGAAGTGTATTTCGAGCCTCCTACTGTGGGACAGTATGGTAGCACAACTACTACAGAAGACTGGATAGTTTCCTTTAGAAGGAAGGGTTGGGCGGCTAGAGTGTTGGGGCTAAGTGATCGCCAACGTCCTATCTTACACCTACAGAGGAACTATGGCAACTAAACTTTACGTTCCTATTCGTACTATGGATGATTTGAAGCGTTGGGCCGAGATGCGTATTAAACGCAACATGGCTCTAGCGACGAAAGCGAAAAGGGATGCAGAATTGGCTAAGGACGCAGATAAGCGCCTCCAGGATACGAAGCCAGACCTCTACGTGTATAATGACGCAGATAGGCCGATTGTCGTAATTGGTGGAGGGCAGTATTTTCGACAAGAGCTAAAGGAGATGGCTATGAAGAGAGCAGAGCGCCCGTTCTTGCCCAACGGACCTCGCAACCCCAAACCACGTCCTATGGATACAATACATACCATAGTTGATAAACAACGGAGAAACGCTGTGGGGCATACAGTGTTCCATATACAATCAAACCCAATAAGTAAGGAGAAGTAACATGGCAGAGGAAGAGTTTGTCTCGCAAGGAGATCAGCCGCCTGAGCAGCTGTTTACACTCCCAGCCGAGGCGCTGGATAAAATCCAGCAATTGAATAGTACGCGACAACCTATGATACAGCAAGTACCTGTAAACTTTGACAGTACACCTATTAGCATGGTAACAGAACCAGAGGTGGTACTTACACAGTCGGGGCCAATGATTGTACGACGGCGGTTGACTAAGACAAAGTTATATCGTGCTGATGGACAGGAGCGGGAGATTGCAATTTCTCAGAGACAGAGGCTATTGAATAAGCGTGGAGCGAAGGGCGAGGTGCAATGGTTTACTAACCCTCCTGTGAAGTTGCCAGCAAACACTAACGTCTGTCGGTACTGCTTTAAGAAGTTCCGCCCATCCACACAGCAGGAGATTAGTGCTAATGCGGCTAAGGCACAGTTAGACGAAGAGACTCTGAGGTTGTTAAGGGAGCAATATCCTGGTATGCAAGACAATTTATCTGCATCTATCAATGATGTGACGTTTAAGTTGGCCGAGCACATCCGAGTGAGGCACGGTAGAATAGCAGCGTTCACAAAAGACCCGCTGTTCACTCGTATACAAGGGGCCCAGGAACAGGTGGAGCCACAAGTAGTATCAACCTTTAACCCAGACGCGGTAAAGCGTGGTCGTGGTAGACCGAGAAAGGTAGTATAGATGATCTATAAGGAAAGGGTTAGTGTTACTACTACAGGTACGGCTGGCGCTGCTACTGGCAACGCGAATAGTAAGGCCATAAGAGGCAGGATATTAGCTGTTGCCATAAACTTCCACGCGTCTGCACCTGCTACTACAGATACAACTATCGCGTGTTCGCAGCCGTTCAGCTACAATATCCTGGTAGTAACAAGTTCTGTGACTGATCTGTATGCACAACCTAGAGCAACGCTGGTTGATAGTGCTAATGCTGCTATAACCGACTCATACGATCACTTCGTAGTAGACGGTACTATCAACGTAGCGCTCGCTCAGTGTGACGCGCTGACAAATGCAGCAGTAGTAGATATTTGGTATGAGAAATAGTTACGTGATTGGGGTGGAGGACAATCTAGTGGTTTCGTGCCCTAGCACGTAGGAGAGTTCGATGAAAGGTTTATTCGCAAAGTATGGGTTGCTAAGAAAGGTATCGGCTACAAATGCTAATACAGCTGTAGCTGGTGCGCTTGTCGGTACTCCCGTTGTTCCGGCTCTTGCAGCCGATTCGCTGATTTTCAGCAATAAGACAGCATCAGGCGATATTCTGATAGCTGGTAATAGGGGTGGGAACTCTGAAGCGTTTTTGTTCGCTGATGTCTCAGCAAGCACGGTGGATCTTCTAATCCGAGGTGTGAGCCAGATACAGCTTACGACATCCGGTATAACGTTCACTGGTACTGCTCTTACTTATAACGATGACGTATTGTTAGGTATTGGTACAGGTAATACGGCCCGCTTTTCCTGGGATACTACTGATGCCAACGCCAACGAATTGCTCTTGCAGATGCCTGCTGGTGGTGCTGTAGATGTACCTGTTCTAGCTATCGGCCAGAGTATTGAGAGCGTTGACCTAGGACTGTTCAACGGCGTAGTTGACCCGACCATTGCCGTGTTTGGTGTTGGTGCTGTGACCACCGGCCCACGAGTCAGGGTTTATAAAGCTCGTGGCACTATTGCTGCCCCCACCGTTGTAACCACTGGTGATGATCTATTCAGCATTGACGCTTACGGTGCTGTAGCGGCAGGTGAGTACGTGCAGGCGGCCCGCATCCTGTTTGAGATGACGGGTACTATTGCTACTACTCGTGGCCCTGGTGTAATCACCTTCCAGACGGCTACCGATGCAGCCCCCTCAGTTCTGACTACAGCCCTAACCATAAGTGCGGCTCAGTTGGTGACGGTAGCATCAGGGCTTGTAGTAGCTTCAGGCGGTCTCAGGATGACTCAGAACAACTCCGTTGCTATGGGACAGAGTGTTATCTCTCCTGCCATATCAGGTCATGGAATTAGCAATAATGCTGTTGCCATTGGATTAAGCCATTGGTCAGATGATACATCTATACCAAGATTCATATTCGGCAAATCCCGTGGAGGCTCAGTCGGAACCGCAGGAATTGTGCAGAACGGTGATGAAATAGGACGCGTTTTGTGGACTGCAGATGATGGCACTGACATGCAATCAGACGCGGCAGCAATCTGGGCTACTGCTAGTGGCACAATGGCCGCAAACCAAATTGGCGGGGCGCTATTGTTCGGAACTGCTGCTGACGGAACACAGAGTATAACAACCCGTCTGACTATCAGCAACGCTGGCCTTGCGACCTTTACGGGCAGTATCCAGGGCAACACTCGGATTGACGTTGGAGTCAGTGGCACCACCACGGGCATTATAGGCATAGACGGAACTACCTCCGGGACTGTCAACCTCACGGTTGCGGCTGCGGCTGGCGCTTGGACGATGACCCTACCCACTGGTGTGGCGGGCACAGGCGGATTCCAGCTTACTGATGCTGCTGGCGATGGTGTCACCTCTTGGGCAGCAGCTTCTCTAGGAGAGTGGAAGAATGACCTCGGTATACTTGACCCACACGAAGCGTTGAGGGCAGTTGTGGAGTCTCCGACCCACATCTTCACCTATAAGCCAGAGGTTATGCCTCCTGGTATATGGGCACCGCCCGATCGTATGACGGGTGTGTTTGCAGAGGAAGCACCCTGGGCTATGCATGGTAAGAGGGAGGGGCGCAGGTCTGGTATTGCTTTCAGCAACATTAACGCTTTGGGTTATGCCAGGGCTGCTATCCAGGCTCTCTATGAGGATCTGGAAGCTCAGGCGGTGGAGATAGCTGGATTGAAGTCCGAGCTAGCAAGGAGTAAGTAACGCCGAAAGTAGGTCAGAAGCACTTTAGCTACGATAAAACTGGTCGAAAAGCTGCTAAGAAAGAAGCTAAGAAAACCGGCAAGAAAGTAGTCAGTAAGTAACAGAATAGATGGCCCTGAGGTGTGAGCCGCAATCGCACCTCAACACTACATATGGTATAATAGAAGTAGGAGGATGAAATGGGTAAGAACACACAACGACGGAGATTACATTTGGTAGAACCAACAGGAGGAACCATGGAAGTACAGATGCCTGAGAAGGCACGCGAGAAGCTCTTTGCAGCGTTCCAGCAGAGGGAGTCAATAAACCAGCAGTTCGACGCCGCTCTCCAATTAACCTTTGATGCTATGGGTATTGAAGGTAAGGTGGTGGGTGTGAAGCTTGATACGGGCGTGATTACGGTAGATGAAAATGCGGAGGAAGGTGTGCCTGAGCTCGCGCAGCCTACAGAAGGAGCGTAGTCCTATTATCTTGGCTGGGTAAGTAACCTCTGTTCCTCCTCCAGGGGTAGGCTGCCCAGCTTTTTCATTATAGGAGTAATTCATGGCAGCTCCAACAATCGCAAACACATTCCAAGTAGTCAGACGGCGTACCGCTGCTACGCTTGGTGATAATATCTATGGTACAGCTAGTGGGGGTAGTGCATCTACGCTTACCGACACTGGTGATATTGATCGCTTCCCCACTACTCCACAGTACCTCCTCGGCGCAGAACTTAGCACCATAGAAAATACTGGTAGCGGCCAAACACGTCGAATTACTACCCATGCTAAGACTGGTGGTACAGTCACTTTAACTGTCTCCACTTGGACAGCTCCCGATACCACCACTACCTATGAAATACACGACATCGGCGGTATAGGTTGGGAGAAGGAACAGTATGACAACGCCATAAAGAACGCTGTAGATTCTTTAGCAGATGCCTATTACACAGATACCTATAACGTCTACTTCGGCGTAGAGAAACACGCTGACCCACAAGGCGCTCCTGGCTGGCCGCGCTTCGAGTACCCCATGCCGTCTGGTTTCAACTATATCTTCGGCGTAGATTATCTAGCGTCTCCGCCACGAACCTTCCACCCAGTTGCCTATATGGATACGCATAGGGCGTTGGGAGATGCTACAGCCCGTACCTCATTAGCTCAGGGGTTTAAGGTCTACGAGGCCGGTATGTACGAGTGGGTAAGTGTGGCGATGAACAAAGTTGCTAGTCCCACAGATAACCTAACAGTAGCTATACAGACAAACTCTAGTGGTGTACCAAGCGGCACAGTGCTTACCGATGGGACCTCTGGTACGGTTACTGGTAGTACACTCGACGAGCGCCTACGCTATGTAGTCTTCCGCTTTGACCCCCCCGTATATTTAGCTGCTAACACGACATACCATCTAGTTGTAGACAGGACTGGCGCGGCTGACTCAGTAAACTACTATCGTCTTGCTGAGGACACTGGTAATGTCTACGGCGACGGCACCTTATCTACCTTTGATAATTCTACCTGGACTGCTGTGAGCGGCTCTGACATCGGCTTTGCTATATTTGCCGCTTCTACGTTATGGATACCGTTACGGCATAAGAGCGGCTGGGAGTATAAAAGGGTTGGCTCCGACTTTATCTATCTACCACACCTACCGCGTGAAGGTACTCCTATCCGTATTCGTGGTGGGGCGGCTATAGCTGAACCTTCTGCCGAAACCGATAACATCCCTGTACGCTCGGAATATGTGGTTGCTTATGCTATACAAGAGCTATTAGCGAACGCGTCAGGTCGCCGTGGTAGTAGGGATAGCGCAGCACAGGCTAGTGCTTGGGCACAGCATGTTATGAAGTCCACTCCGCGCCCCATCCGTCATCTTCCTCCAAATGCTATTCAAGTCTTTGCTTAGGAGGAGAGTATGGCTGATTTTGTTTCCGCGCCTGAAATAGAGAGCCGCGATACTATCCTGCTCTACGGGAACTACTATCAGATAGCAGGCCCGGTACGCGTTGACATGGCTACTGTATCACCAGAGAAGATGAGTCTCTCTCCTGGTGTACCTGCTGGTGATAGTCCCCTCATCTCTACTATAACAGTTAATGATCTACGTGGTGGTATGGGGTTGTTTAGGTACAGAGACTTAAAGGACCTAAACCGCTATGCTACAGGTATAAACTTCGCCCCACGATTCGCTCATTCAATCACTCCCAGTCTATTAGCCAACAGCTCTAGTAAGCCTTCAGGCGAGACTGCTACAGTAAATGCGATTACTGCGTTGAGTGGTACTATCATAGTTGCTTTTGGCCCTGATCTCTATAATCTTACGCCGCCTACAACCTGGAGTGCAAGCACAGACACATTGCCAGCGACCCCTGTAGATGACATTTGGTTTAATGCACGTATCTTTTTCGCGCTTGATAGTTCTGGCTATAGTTATCTAGCTACGGCTGGTGGAGTTGCTACAGATGTGGCCGCAGGAGCTTCTGATCCTGCCGCTCATTCCTTTGCTGTATGGGACGAAACGCTCTACGCTATTGATACTGCTGGAAGATTATGGAGTAGCACTACAGGTAACGCAGCAAGCTGGACTGGTTTAGCAAATCTTCCTGTCCCTAATACTACAGATATAGACCTGGTAGTTTATGACGATTCTGCGGGAGATCCTACTATCTGGGCATTAACAGCGTTCGGCCCTTGGATTTATGATCCTATTAATGATAAGTGGTTTCAATCACGCTTTCAATTCCCGGAGTTTGACAGAGTTGTTACTGGACGTGGTATGGGTATTGATGGTAGAGATGCTTTGTTTGTCAAGGGATCAGATCATCAGCTCTATAAGACAAGGATGAGTAATACCGCCTATACGGTGGAAAATGTTACTCCCGGCATCAACTTCCTTCCGTCTGCCTATGCTGGCGAGATTACATCTATAGTAGCTGATAACCACCATCTCTATGTGCTTATTGGCGATAGTTCTACTATCTCAGGGATTAACTGGTGTGTTTTTGTCTACAATGATGATGACGATGTACCCGTGTGGCACCCTCTCTCCATCAACACGGCAGACAACAGCACCCAGCCCCTCGTAGCCGCGATCATCGCCAGTAGCGTGGGGCATAGGCTTTACTACCACGATAACAATAGTGCAGACGGCCATATTGTACGATGGATAGAGTTGCTAGATTTAGAGCGTGATCCGTCTCAATTCGCCACCGTGAACTATGCAGCAAGCGCACAAGTAGATCTGCCGTGGTTTGATAACTTTGAGGAGAGTAGGGATAAGCTAGCTTTAAGGGTAAGGGTAAAATGTTTAGGAATGAGTGCTAATGAGACTATCACCGTCTCTTATCGCACCGATTTTAGTACAGGTTCTTTTACTACACTAGGTTCGGCCATTGCAGCTAACGGAGAAACTACTATATGGTTTGGCACAAACAATGTCGGGATGAGCTTCAAGTCTATTCAGTTTCGCCTAGCTTTCGCTCGTGGTTCTACCACCACTAACGCTCCAAAACTCGAATCATTCTCTTTTGATTACATGAGACTGCCGGAAGTTCTCCGCGGCTTTACTGTGCAGATTATCTGTAGCGGGATGTTTTTTAACAAGAGCGCCGGTGAACAGTTAGAAAATCTTTGGACAATGATGAAGACTGATACGATGGGTACATTTGCTTATTTAGATGATACTGGTCAGAGGCGTTCTTACCTAGTTAAGCCTCAGAGGCCGCAAGGCGTAGAGATGGCTGGCTCTGACGAACATGGCACATACGCGTTCTATCTGGCAGAGATTAGGAGCAATAACTAATGCCAGGTTCCAGCATGTACAAGTTTAAGATCGCTGGAAGATATGTCAAAGGCAGTACCATACCTTCTAGTGCTAACTATAAGCTGGTTTGGAACACTGGTGGGTATTGGGAAGCTGGAGTAGATACTACAGTCCCACGTCTCTTTTTAGCTTTTGTGGACGGAAGCTCACTTTGGCTGCTCTACGATGAGGCGCTGGACACGGGGAGCGTTCCAGCGGTGGGGGACTTTGCGGTGGTCGTGGCAGGCGGCGCGGATGTAGTGACAGTCGTGGCTGTCAATGGCAGCGCGGTTAAGCTCACGCTGACGACCGCTGCGACGGAAGGACAGGTAGTAACGGTCTCCTACACAGCGGGGGCCAGCCCAATACAGGACATCGCGGGGAATGACGCAGCAAACCTGGTAGCTCAGAGCGTGGAGAACTTCACCGATCCTGTGGTGGTTCCCGACACCCAGGCCCCCCGGCTCTCTAAGATATATGGTTCTGGCACACAGATTGTTCTCGACTACGACGAACAACTTACCGAGAACTCACCCACGATCACAGCCTTTGCGGTGCTGGTGAACAGCGGCGCAGTGACAGAAAGCAGCCCTGTGGTGGAAGGGCATATTGTAAGGTTCACTATCAGTACGGCGCTTATTTCCTCCGACACCTTTACCGTGGCATACACGGCAGGTGCAACGCCAATTCAGGACCTAGCTGGTAACAATGCTGCCGACTTCGGAGCCGCGGAGGGCCAGAACCTCACGGATAGGGCTGTAGGTGGCACACCGACTACGCAATCCTTTGGTGATGCCGCAGCAGGAGGAGGCAGCACAACTGGTGCGGACCTCAACCATGTTCACGGGATGCCAACACCGTCTGTAGTAACAGTCTTTACATCGTCTGGCACTTGGACAAAGAACGCGGGCACTAAAATGGTACAGGTCGAACTATGGGGAGCGGGGGGAGGTGGGAGTGGTGGGCGTGGTGGAGCGGCAGATACAGCCAGGCAAGGCGGTAACGGCGGGGGTGCTGGGGCTTATGCTGAGAAGTTCTATGATCCCAGTGTTCTTGGGGCTACCGAGTTAGTTACTATTGGTAGTGGTGGCGCAGGAAGTGCAGGGGGATCATCGGCCCATAGTGGTACTGCTACCAGCGGAGGTAATACCACATTTGGTAGCCACTTGACGGCGCATGGTGCAGCAGGGGCAGAAGGAAGCGATTCTCTTAATGCTGGTGGTGGAGGCGGTCTTGCAGGAGCAGGAAGCGGATCAACAGGTGGCGTGCCACAGTTCATCACAGGAAATAATGAGACTTTTGGGGGAGGCAGTGGTGGAAACGCTAGTGATATTGCTGCCGGCAACTCTGTGCTAGGTGGAGGTGGTGGTGGACGAAATGACAGCGCACCAAGTGGGGATTCTTTTCCGGGGGGCAGTTCTCTGCACGGTGCTGGTGGTGGTGGCGCTGGTGGTGGGGTTAGTGTAGGCAATACACAACACGCTGCTGCTGCTGGTGGAGCTTTTAATAGCACCTCAGTTGGTGGTGGTGGAGCAGCAGGGGCAGTAGGCGGTGGCGCTGGAACAGCAGGGACATCTCGCACAGGAACCGGGAAATCCGGGGATGGTGGTGGTGGTGGTGGTGCTAATAGCGGAGGTACTGGGGGAACTGGAGGCGATGGCGGCACCCCTGGAGGCGGAGGTGGTGGCGGCGGCGGTGGTACGACTGTTGGTGGTGCTGGCGGCACTGGCGTCCGCGGAGAATGTATTGTGACAGAGTGGCTATAATGCGCTATCTTATCCTGAAGAATAACTTAGTGGTAAATGCTATTGACTGGGATGGCGACACCTCGAAGTGGCAACCGCCAGAAGGTGTTCAACTTCTTCAGTCTGAGCAAGGCAGTCCTGGAGACACATGGGACGGGCAGAAGTTTGTTTCGCCTGTTTGGTCGCCTGAGTACTACACGCCAGCCCAGATAGACGCCTACATTGACGGGATAACCAGCCTAGCAAAACTCAGGACGTTCCTGAAGCAGCTAACGAAATACATGGTGGTAAAGGTATGATAGTTGTCCCTTTAGTAGAAATAAGGAGCAGTAATTAGTGCATCCTCTTATTGTAGCAGCCCTACTATTGCTGCAAAGCCTCGCGCCAGAGGAATATACGCTTGTACAACAATACCAGATCCAGGTAGAGGAAGGCAAACGTAGCTATGGTGGATACGCTCTTTGTAAGTCAAAGACGATTGTTATCGTCATAGATCAACACCATAATGCATACGATACAGCTGGTACATTAGCACACGAGGCTAAACATCTTAGCGATAGTTGCCCTTACAATCGTGAGGCTATGGCTTACAGATATGAGCTACATACATTTAGAAAGATCAACTCTCCACTTTACTTGCAAATATGGGCCGCTCGAATGTATTGGAAGTATTATTGGTATGAACATCCAGGGCGTCTCAGTTTAGGCATTTTGCCATAGGAGTGCTATGTATACATCACAAATACAAGAAGTGAAAGCTATTCTCGTTAAACTTAGTGAGGATATGGGAGAAGTTAAAAGCGATGTAGCTGTACTAAAGAGCTATGTTATAGGTAACGGTACGGACGGCCTAGCCAGACGCGTTGATAGATTAGAACAGGGAGCAAATGAACAACGAGGTGAGCGTAACCTGCTACGCTGGATAGTTCCCTTATCTTTAACAGCCTCTTCACTTGTAGCAACTGTTATAGCGAGGTTATAGCTATGTACTTCCCTCTTCCAAGCACAACTGAACAACCAACTCCGCTCTATAGCTCTGATTCTAGCGACCATGTAGCTAGAGGGGGCGGTTTTGCTGTAGACATCTCTTATCCATTTGGCACCGATCTCTACCCTATTCACGCCGCTACTATTCTATCTACTGGCTGGATGGGCGACTGTGGCCTACACATTGACTACGAGTTCTGGTACTATGGCGTACCTATTCGTGTTCGCTACTGCCACCTCAACAGCATCTATGTTGGCCCAGGCCAAAAGGTTGTAAGAGAAGAGGTGCTTGGTACGGTTGGCAGCACAGGCCAGTCTACAGGACCCCATCTTCATCTGGTTATATGGGTAGATCAAGAAAGAGTAAAACCAGAAGCATATCTAAATACACATCTGGAGGATACTATGGATCTCGACAGGATTATATTTGCCCTAAATGTAATCTGGGGCTGGGCGGTGAAGCTAGACGAAATTACTGCGAAAGAGGCAAGCCAGCAATTACGTGATGCTGTTGTGCTTCTGAAGGAGGAGTTGGGGCTGGTCTAGGTTGGAATCTCCTGCTACAATTATTACAAAGCCACTCCCAACCATCTAGCTCATTCACTAATGCCAGATCGCCTCTACACTTAGGACAGGACTTAAGCAACCATCTAGTTCCTTTCATCTACCCCTGCTTTGTGGTGTATATAGCTGCCCATTCCACATGAACTTATTATGTATAATGGGCACCTGACGTATATCGAATCTAACACTGGCCCCTCCATCGGGTAACAAATAACCAGCCACAAAGCCCTGTTGCCAGTCTGGTGCTGGTGCGTATGGTGGTGTGAGACTACACATACAGCCGCCCTCTAACCACACATAGGTCGCCAGTTCCCTTATCCCATCATCTCCCCCACCGTCAAACTTTGTATGATAGAAGGCCGCGAGACGATGTGTGTGGCCAGTTATGCCACTACCGCCAAATTGGTTATAGCACTCTCTGGCTGTCATACCCGACCACTTCCTAGCTTCCCATCCATGTATCACTAACAACCCGCTAATGTCTATACCGGGGGACGCGTCAGGCGAGCCGTTGGCAACGTTCATGGGATCATAGTATGGGGTGTATGACCAATCGCCCAGATCCAACAGACTTTGTAAGGATAAGCCTCCCAGGTCCGAAAGTGCTGGGGCTTGCCTCCACAGATATTTTCTTAGTCTGTCTTCGTGATTGCCTTCGTTGAAATGTTTGTGGCAGTTTGGCCCCAGTATCCGGCTCTTCTCTCTCAGATACGCCTTAAACCCCTCGACCTCTGCGCGTATTGATGTGGGATTAACTGGATTACGATCAAAGCGGCTGATAGTAGGAAAGTCTAGCCCGTCGCCGTTCAACACAGCAAAGTCGGGCTGGAAGTCTGCTAGGAACCGGTTAAATGCGCGGTCTGTTTCCGTGTCATGATATGGATACTGTACGTCCGACCATACGACGATCCTAACTGGTCTCATTTCCATCTCTATTCCTTTCTCTAATCCACTCTAGTAGCTGTCCAAGCCCTATAGGCTCTCCTAGAAACACCGGAATAGGCATTGCCAACGCATGGCCTACCTCTCTATCTGCCCCATCTGATTCTCCGCGTATTCTATACAAAGCATCACAACTGTCCAACCAAACCAAATCCTGCTCCAGCCACCAAGTATGGTCATGTGGGTGGTATACTTGCCACAATAGAGACAGGTGCGGTACGAAAGGCACCCCTCCTATTCTTACTATGTGTTCTGCCGCTTCTAATGCCTTATGTACGTTATTACCCCAGTCCCCCAAACTGATGGGGCCGGCTATGTATATCTTAGGCTTCATATTCTACCACCAGAATGTTACCTGACACATCTCCTCCTCTTAATCCAGCTCTCCCCAATTCTTTCCAACTGCCACATCAACCTCGACCGGGAAGCCTAGCAGACTCTCTGCTGTCTCTATCATTATACCACAAACCTCGTTTTTTATCTCGCCTACCTCACTTTCTGGCAGCTCAAACACCAACTCGTCGTGTATGTTGAGGATGAGGGGAAGATGCCCTAATCTAACCATAGCTGTCCTCATTATGTCTCCTCCAGCTGTGCCTTGTACTGGGTGGTTTATAGCGGCCTTAAGCGTCTCTTCTGGATCCTGTGGGTCAAGTTCTGGGAAGTAGCGCCTGTGGTGCAAAAGTGTCTCTGTCCAACCGTAATTCATAACCTGTTTGACCACAGTATCTTCCCATGCCATAAGACCCGGAAACTCATTCAGGAATTGTGTTCTGATTTTGTGGGACTCTTCCAAACTTACACGTATGCCTGCCATAGTCCATAGGTATCTTTGTAGCCCCTTGTCACTCAACCTGTAAATCATGCCAAAGTTGATGTTCTTACTTAATTTGTACTCAGCAGGATGGGACTGAGAATCAGCCCCAGGCAACCTTAGTATGTTATGTAGTGTATAGAGATGTATATTACCACCACTTTCGTAAATCTCTCTCATCCTCACATCACTGCTTAACGCGGCCGCGACCCTGAGCTCAACCTGCGAGTAGTCCGCAGAGAGCAGAATGTTATTAGGAGCCGCCACATACAACCCTCGTATCTTCTTCTTCCATACCTCGCTCCGAGAAGGCTGGTTCTGTGCGTTGGGATTTTCACAACTGAGCCTGCTGGACCTCGTCCCTATTTGCAGCCAGGTCGGATGAACACGACCATCTTTCCCTAGATGCTTCTCTACTGGCTCGATATACGTTCCTCGCATTTTGCCTATTTCTCGATAGTCAAGTAGAGCTGGTACTATGGGATGTTGTGATGAAAGGATCTTTAGAGATTCGCTATCGGTGCTCCAAGCCGCCCTACTCTTTGTCCTCTTTAGTGGCCTTAGTCCCAACTCATCAAACAAAACGTGTCGTAGTTGCGGTAGAGAGTCCATGTTGAAATCATGCCCTACTGTCTCCCACACCTTAACAGTAGCGTCTATCTTCTCCCTAGTAGCCTCGACCTTCAAGGCCTGTAACTTTTCCCGATCTACCAATATGCCCCTTCGCCGCATATTGTCCAACACAGGTATAAGTTGATGCTGTATATCAAGTATAGGGCCCGCATGATTCATAGCTATTTCTGTTCTATCTCTTTGGTAGAAGATCCTTGTTACAACAGCATCGGCAGCAGCATACGGAACGAGTTCCTCTGGGGGTATTAGACTAGCATCCTTTGGCTTTTCCCCCGCGAGCGCCTCAAACGTTTCCATCTCATATCCGAGCTCTAACATCGCTCGGCCTTTGAGACTCAACCTCTCTTTTCCCAATACATAGCCACTCAGCATCGTATCCCAGATTTTCTCAGGAGGAAAATACACACCGTACTTAGCCATGAACGCCATATCAAACTGAGCATTATGAAAGACTACTGGACCTCTCCACCCTTTTATCCAGTCCATGAACTCTGCAACATAATAGGTAACGTGGCCCTCATTCTTCTCCCAAGCCCAGGACACGCATACAATGTTATCTGTCTCTGGGTCAAGGCCAGTAGTCTCTAGGTCTATAGCTAGGACGGTGGGCTGATCTACTCCTGGTAGTTCGATAGGAACAGTCTGAAATGGCGGTTCTTCTGGGATTGATTTGACTGGTGGAGGAATGAGATTATCTTCCAATAGCTGTCTAAAGTCATACTCTATAATTGGTTTCAATGCTCGTTGATGTAACATAGCAGCAGGATGGTACATCGGGATGAGTGTTCGGTTTCTACCGTTCATCTCCCTTGTAAACTTCTGCCCATGATGCAGCTTGAGTTTCAGGTCCGGCGCTAGACGAGATATAGCAGTCTTGCCTAGCATTACAATGATGTACGGATCAACTTGTTCTATCTCCGTGTTAAGCCAAGCACCACAGGCCCTCATGTACTTTATCTTAGGAGTAGGATTACCTTCCCCAGGCCAATGCTTGACAACGTTTGTAAAATATGCGCCTGCTGGGTCAATTCCTGCTAACTCTATCAACTTAGTCAACAACTTACCAGCTGCGCCGATAAATGGTACACCAGTATTGTTCTCTTCGCGACCAGGAGCCTCTCCTACGAACATTGTCTGAGCGGGAACAGGTCCGCGCCCAGGCACAACAAAACCGTTCTGGTATAGATCGCAGTTTTTACAGTCTACTAGACCTGGTATGAGGTTAAGGCTCATATTCCTAACGGCTCCCTCTCTGCTTCTAGCGCCTTCTCATAACCAGCTTTCCAGCACCTGCACATTTCATCATTAGGACAGTACTCATCTATTGCCTTAGCAAGCCTCATTACTAGTTCAATGCGTGTCTCGTAATCAGAGCCGCTTCGGCGTAGTTCCTCCAGGATAATCTGTTCGTTAGCTGAAAACATCTCTCCTCCTATGGTTTCTTTACTACCAAAACGACTTCGTTATCAATCCTCGGACTACCCTTAGATTCGGCCAATCTTCGGAAGAAGCTTTTATACCCCTTCTTCCCGTCCTCACTCACTAACATAGTCTCAATCCAGCTCACAGGCTCAAACCCAATATGCATTAGCAGGTCAAGCGTCATCTGTGGCAAGTCCACAATCTTCTTCTTCCTGACAAAGCTCTTGACTACAATCGCGGCGTGAGAACCAGGCTGGAAAAGATCATACATCTGCTGGTAAACTTGTGCCACTGCTTCCCAGTACGTCTCGCCCCTCTGATTGCCTAGATTGTTTGCAGCCTCACTATACCCGCCCTCTATAGGTTTCCTGCCCTCCTCCTTGAACCGCTTATTGATGCCACTATCGGTACTGTGTCTACTACCACCTTCGAGAGATTTCTCGTAAGGTGGTGATGTGACGGATCCCAGGTTGGAATAGGAATCGAACAGCAGCCTATTTCCACGCATACCGTAAGAAGCTCCTGAAATACCCTTTCTCTCCATGCGTTCCAGTTCCAAATGGCTTGACCGTTCTCTCACAATCTGGCCTTCGTAGGGCGGACTTGTCAACCCCGCTATTTGCCCAGGACTTACTCCATACGTGTCATTTATCCCCTCTTTGACACTACCGGCGGTCTCTTCATTTCCTTGTCTGTTACCGTAGGGCGGAGAAGTGATACCAGCCAACCTAGCTATATTTTCTATAGATGATCCCTGTCTGTCTACTGTCGCATTTCTCGTCATGACATCTGAAATAGACCCGTCTTGTACAGCATAACGATCTCTTGTCTCTGGTTGGGAAAACGGGGGCGAGGTTATGCTGCTAAATCCGATGGGGCCAGGATCACGGTACTCCAACACGTCCTTATCGCCTCTATAACCTCGGACATTCTGCGTCTTATCTCTAAAACCGGGGTGCCGTAATTGATCCCCCGCCATAACAGATTGTGCTTCCCACGGTGGAGAAGTTACTGTCGCAAGCCGACCTTCCTTCATCGCCCCAATTTGTCCCTCTTCTTCGCCATAGTCACTAATATACATCGCCCTCGCTCCTATGTTCTTCTGCGATGTAAAAATATCAGGACGAGTTGTGGTAAACTCTCCGCGCTCAAACCTCTCTGCCTTCCTCTGTCTGGCTTTGTCTGTTTGCTCGCCAGTGTGGATGCTGTTAGCGTAAGGTGGAGAGGTTATGGCAGCTAGGGAGCCCTCCGGCATTACACCTACTTGTCCAGGTGTCGTACCATACCCAGAATCTTCACCTCCAACAAAACCTCCCTGTAGACGAGAACCGTTCCTTTTATCTCTTTCTACTGCTGCGATAAACTTCTTATCTGTGGTGAGAGAACTAGTCATAAACGGAGGACTGGTAATAGAACCACTAATTATACCATGTACTATATCAACTAAGTTCCTAGAATCGCCTTGTACTATATCAGGCAGCGGACACCCATCCTTCTCCCATCTCTGCATATTCAGCGCAAAGTTCTCCTCTGCTAGATTAACGAACTTCGGTTCTAATTCCACACCTAGCCAGTTCAGATAGTAGTCGGCTGCTGCTATCCCACCTAGTCCCACACCACCAAACGGATCCAGAATCAAATCTCCCTGTTCCCACCAACCGCGCTCCAGCCCAGTAGTAATAATCCAATACACTAGCTTGCGGCTGAACTTTGCCGGATGGGACATAGCCTCTGGAACCACTAGCCCTTTCCAGCTCTTACCATATAGTCCGTAAACCTGCTCAACTTCCATCAAACCCTCCCGGTGTATACTGCCTGATCTGGAGATGACCAGGTAGGTATTTTTATAGTAAAAGGCGTAATCAAATCCTTCTCTTGGTCACAGATCTTACACCACAAAGACAATGCTTGATCCTCTCCCCAGTCTACTACTACTGCTCTATGACCAAACCTATTACACCATTTATTCATTAGTCTACGCCACGGTTTTGGAACACCTATACCTTCCCAGTGCCACTCATAGGCTTCCCATGATGCTGCTAGAAGCGACGGTTGTGATAGTGTTTTCCTAGCTTCTACCTTGAAATCATAACTAGCATCTTTAAGTCCCACCTAACGCCTCCCATATCTTCTTCATTGTCCTCTTCCCTATGCCCTTAATCTTTAGCAGCTCCTTCTCCTCTTTACTAATCAACTGCACAATACTATCTCCACAATGCTCCGCCAGCGCCCTCGCTGTATCCTCGCCCACACCGTCAATTGCCATAAGCATTTTCATACACGAACTTATCTTACCTCTAGCTCTGGTATGTGGCGCGCTGTAGCGAATAAACGTAGTATGTTCTTGCTTCCTACTCCACCAGTATACCTCTGCGATATTCTCAAGTAGCATATGTTTTGTAGGTTGGACGAGTAATCTGACTGGTGGCCCACCATCCCTGGGATTCTGTATGCTCCATAAAAATCCCGCTAGCGCATCCAATCTCCACTTTGTTTCTGTGTCCACATTAAACTCTAAATACTCATGTCCTGTGTGAGTATTGATTTTCATCTGTGGCCCAGATGCCACAAACAGATGTCTTGAGTTTCCTGGCTGGACTAGGATTCCGTGTATGGCTAAGAATGGGACATCTACAAACTCCCTCAGCCTGTTTAACTGCCACTCTAACCTCTCTCCACGATCATGACTCCATAAGGAAGAGAGAAAATCCGAACAGGACTTCATCTCGCCACCATAGGTAACTTCTTCAGTCCCCCACCATATATCGCCAGCCTCTAATAGCTCCTTGTTATACTCTACTGGTGCATAGTCAGACAAGGAAGATGCCGTCAGTTGATCTTCGCGGCTATCAAGGGTTATAGGAGTAGCATCAAGTTGTTTTATCATAAGCGTATCGAGATTTCATAAGGATACTCTAGTCTAGCATCCCACGCAGCATCCAAGAACTTACTCAGCTGTTCCATAAGGTCTCTGAGTTCTGGAACTTCTTCATGTCCGGTCTCTACGTCTGCTACTATCGTATAGTGTGGCAAACATAGAGGCACTATACTATACGCGCCTGTCATACGATCATAGCCACCATAACTGTCAAATACTACTCTATGTTTGGCAATCATTCTCTACTTCTCTCCTAATCTCAGAGGCATTTATTCGCTTATCTTGTTCTTCCATTACCACCTTAGTCAAATAAAAGCACAGGTCAATCGCTTCGTCCAATGCATCATGCATCCCATCTCTTCCATCATGGGTAGACAGATGTTGTGCATACTTTTCCAGCCCTCGCTCTACTCGCTTTTTTATATAGGTATAAAGCGTAGGCCAGACAACGTGCGATGTGCCTATCTGAAAGATGGGAGCAGGTTCTGATAACTTTTCTATTTCTGGCGGCATAGTTCCACCATTCACGATATACGCGTCTCGCGCTTCCGGGCTAGACTTCTGCCATACATACGCTCTTAGTCCCTCTACATCTACTGGCGCTTGAGCATAGCCCATATCTATGGGTCTAGGATCCGTCTCGTGCCAGTGTGGTCTAGTTTCCTGACATACAGCACACCCGCCTGTTTTGTGGTAAACTTTCACCTTATTCTCCTCCTGACTAAAAATCTCGGTTGGTGTTCTCGGACAGTAACAAAATTGGAAGCTTGGATAGAGCCCCTGACACCAGCTAGTCTTGCTTGATACCATCTCGTGCATGACTGCCTTATGCTGGCAGTAGGAGCATACTTTGAGCCCTCCACTCATACGATCTCCTCTCTAATAACGCTTTGATAGGTGCCCAAGAATCCCAGCTCCTCAGACACTACTTCCTCGAACATTCCTGGCCTCTCTCTGTCCTTGAGCGTAGAAACCGTATAACCCTTCATACCATACTTCAGTAACAGTACCGTATCATACCAGCTCTGAACATTCTTCTCCCCCTGAATAGTATAGGAGTGCTCTCTAATTTTCCTAGGGTCGTTCTTGCTAGCCTCGCTTTCCCTATCTCTAGTAGTAAATCTGCTAATCCCAGGCAACGCTAGCTCTGTAGCTATAACGTTTACCTGCATCATACGAGCATCAGTCCCACCAGTCGGGTCAAACACGATACTCCTCAACAATCCCTTAATAATATCCCAGTCCATTGTCGAGAGCTCTTCTACAGTGAGCGCGTTTTTGATCTTGTCCGCTTCTTGAGTGGGGAGCTTCTTAGCCTCATCCAGATTTCTAAGCCTCTTTTGGGCGAAGTAGTCATCTAGCTCGTCATCAGTTACGCCAAACTTTGCGGTAGCCCAATACTCTCGCACAAAATCCCATACCATGTCTACCCTGTCCTGCATGACCCAATCACCGGGTTGCCACAGTGGTTTCATGTCCTTATACGCCTGCCTTGCAGACGACCAATTAGGACAGTCAAATACAAAGAAACTCTTATCCTCCCACCCCCTTACCCTTCTTAAAAAGCGTAGATGTCCACCATCAAACGACTGAAGGAATACATTATGGCCTTTCTTTAGCGCCTCAACCGCCATCTCAAAGAGCAGTCTGGTCTTCCCACTACCTGTATCTCCTGTTACTAGAATCCGTTCCCTACTCATCTTATCCCTCCTCTAGCATCTTTACTGCTTCTGGCCTTTCTAACAACACTCTCACCGCTTCTGTAAACTCCTCTTTGAGCATCTCCTTAACATCAATCCTAGTAGCAACCCCATCCTTCTCTATCTTGACCATCTGGACTTGCTCTGGGCTTAACATTCTCTCTATTAGGCTATGGTTCCAAAACACACGCTTATAAGAATATTTGTTGAGACGTATAGGCCCTATCACCAACTTTCCAGGATCATCAGGTTCAAGGGCTGGTCTGCTTGCGTCCTGAAGCTGTTCAGCAAACTTACCCAGTGTCTTGCCAAACTGGTACATTTTTGCGGCGGCTTCTTGGTCTGGTGTAGGGGGAACTACTATCGCAGGTACACCCACAACCTCGCCCCAACACACCTCTCCTATGGGGCAACTTCTACACTCATAATTATCGGGAGATTCGTAGAGGCGTTCCGGCCACCTTAGTTGATCTACTGATTCAATCGCTGCCAACCACCGTCTCCTTAGCCCATCAGCATAGCTGTCATCGGTTATAATAGGTAGGACCTTCAACTGTCCGCTGCCTTTGTTCTTTGCCACAACCAGCCCCATAGCCGGCAACTGGCGCATAGTCTCTTCTTCAGTGTAGTCAAGCAGCGCATATAGTGGAGAGGCTGGATTGTCAACGTCATTTGGCATAAGCATCTGCTCGTGGTACTCTCCGCTCAAGTAGGCTTGTATCTGGTCATAGTAGCTAGGAAACCCTTCTTGATAGCCCTGTTTGAGCAACTTCCAATAAAGCCCATCATTCATACTCTTAGCCTCGAGCAGCCACCGTCCTGGGGGTGCTAGTGAGCTTGTGCCATCAACCTGAATAACACCGTCCAAGTGGCCTGGCACGAGTATAGTGCTATTTAGACGAAAGTTGACCTTCGTAACCGTCTTGATACCGCTCTCGAAGCGAACATTATCCCGTAGTAGTCTAGTCTTAACATCGTACTCGTGCCAATGACCATCTCGGAAGCGTGGACTATCGGCCGGCGTGTTAGAAGATTCTCCCGCGTCGCAGTCTTGTAGAAACGGAGCAGCAAGACGCTTAGGACAATAACCTAGACCAGAACATCTTAACCCTCCTATGTATTTATCCGTAAGCGTCTCACCCACTCTTCTACCCTCCTTCTCTAGGCTGGATTGCTATCGCGTCTCAACTGTAGCAGAGGACTCTGAACCTTGGATGCAGCGTCCTCTTTAGCATGTTCCTCTCGTGCTACATCCACCGCATCCATCTGCCAATGTAGGTTATTGATTTGGGCACAGATACTTGCATAATCGTGCAAGTGTTCGCCTGGTATTCTTTCCAGATAGTCTGGCACCAGCATATCCATGACCTGCTTTACACCTGCCAGGTGCTTTGGTGTTGGACTAAAATCCATATCTTCCTCCCTTCTTAGTATTGGTTGTCTCCTACAAGAATCGCACTTGCCCTACAGCCAGGCTGCAATGCACTTTACACCTTCGGAGACTGAAACCCTAAGCTAATGCAGGCCCCAGCTTATAGACCTCTTTCCCATCAACGGTCTCTTTCGCTAGTAGCCCATCATCCACAAGTTTGTCCAACGCGCCCTTATTTGCATACGGCGCTAGATGCTTATGACTGGTTCTAATCGCTCCCAGGACCTTGAAGAAGTCCTTACCAGCAGCGAGGATGGCTGCTTGGACCTCTAGCGGATCCTCAGACGAAGCTGTTAGCACAGGAGCTTCTTGGACAGTACCAACGTGAACCACACCAGGAGCTATATCACTTGCAGGATTACTTGCAGGCGGTGTAGTAGCAGCAGCCGTCTCCGTGATAGAACTCAACCCGCGGCTCTGCCTAAAGGCATTATCGTACCCGTCCCACTCTACCACGTACCGTCCATAAGGCAGCTCACCTCTAGCAGCTCTCTTACCAGCTGCTATATCTTCCCTGGTCACTCTTGTGCCTTTGCGCTGGAAGTGGGCGTGGAGACCAAGTAGTCTACTAGGCTTATGCTCCCACGGCACGCCAAGAGTATCTAGTACGGCATAGAACCTACCCCACTTGCCTGTTTCGCTAGGCAGTACAGGTTTCCCTGTCTCGTCTACCAGAGACCCACCAGTCTTACGATCCGTCGGCATGTTGAACCGTTCTGGCGTATCGGCTACATCACCGATGGGACTATCGAAGCGGAGAGTAAACTCGATCTGACGGTAGAACTCATGCCTCTCCTCGTCCTCGCCTGTTACATGAGCCATGTCTGTGATAGTCGCCCAGAAATCGTCGAACGCGCTGGGTGCTAGCCGAGGAGTCTGTCCAATTAGGCCAAACTCTTCATCATAGTTATTCAGTTGTGTCATCCTTTTCCTCCTCTTAGGAAACTACTAAACCCGTCCGTTGTATCCCTAATTATACCATACTCCCTCCTGATTGTCTACCTAAACATCCTCCTGGTTTGTGGAAATCCCTTATACCATATCCTGCATCACTCGCCTCTCTTAGACTATAGTACCTAGAGGATTCTGGGCTATCCTCTTCAATTATCCAGAAGTGTTTGTTTATAAGCTCTTGGACTAACTCGAAGAACTCCTGGTCATCCATATCTCTCCAGTCTCCAAACATCCACTTATATTGCTCCAGAAGTTCTCTAATAGTCATAATTGGCTACACACCCTTCTGGTTTAACGGGTTAGTTGCGTCGTTGACGCATAACCAGGCTGTACTTATAGTTTCGGGCCCACTCCAACCATTCTTCCAACCCACTTCATACAGCTTCTCTGTGCCGCTTTCCCCCCTCACTACTACATAAGACTTGTTATATGGGCCAAACGCTCCTTGATAGCCCTTATACGCATCGTAGATTGCTGCCTGAGACGTGGAAATGTAGCCAAGAACTATGCCAGGCTCGCACGACAGCTTTACACCACTGTTGTTATAGGTGCGTATAGCCGCACCTGCAATACCCACTATAACCACCAATGGGACTAAGAATAGCACCACTATTTCTTTCATATATTTCATAGTTTTACTCATACCATAGCCTCCAAAATCTCTTTGGGCATTAGCTGCCTATATCTACCCAAGAACATCTCCATCTTACCATCAAAGATCCATGAGTTATGTGATCCAAACCCCTCTGCTACATAAGTACCGACATCTACCTTCAATGATACCACTTCTCGATCTCCGGCATCAACTATATCTTTTACTCTCAGTGCTTTGTACGCAGACATTCTGTTACCATAACCACTACTTACTAGCTTATCTATCAATCTGCCTGGTCTACACTGTCCTAAGAACCTAAGTCCTTCTCTAAATCCTCCAGTGATTCTCATAGATAGTAGCTTATGTTTCCCCAAACCTCCATGTACGAGTAGCCTAGTAGTATAGGTAAACCTTGTGTCTGATAGATAGTTAAGTGCCCTATCTGCTGTAGGAGAAACGCGCTGCGCCGCACTTATGACCATCACTTTAGGATTTCTTAGGCCTTGGTCTAGGCTTATAGTGCCTTCTCCATCGAAAAACCCTCCCAGCCAGCCGTGTTTATAGTCAAGGCCTTCCTCCCATACGTTAAGGTACTTAAATACACGTATGTTTCCTCTACCTTGTCCAAGTAACTCATCCGCTCTTCTCCAGCCTGTTACATTGTTATAGCCACGTGTCAGCCATTTATGAGATGTACTGGCTGTCAACTCTGTACCATCCTCTAATATAGTTGTGTAGCAAGGACGTACTATCTTAGCCGCTTGTTCTACAGTTCCAACACGCCACCGTCTTGCTGTGCCTCGTCCTCCAGTATGATCGTCGAAGGATAGTACCTTATCCCCCACCACTAACTCTTCGACACTTAGCCATCTTAGATCAGCAGTCAGAACTTTTGTCCCCACCACCACACATTCTCCATAGTCTTGACTATCTCTTGTTACCCGCCCCAATGTCTGTATTAGGTCTTGAGCCGCTGCATAATAGTACCAGTATGGTCTCTGCTTCGACCTAATTCTCACTCTCCTATTGCTCCTATCAGGTAGAGGCATCTTCAATAGTATCTGAACTCTGGCAATATCATGGGCGAAGTCCTCTCCGTGGCTTACGCTAGGACTCATCAACCACAAATTAGTCCTATCTTCCTTGAACCTCTTGATGATCTCTCCCCTATCCACGCCCCTAGTATGAAACAATATCCTGTCCTTGTTCTTGATATGAGGATAGACGAGGTTGCCTAGTGTGAATGATCTAGTATGTATTACACCTTTATCTGTAGTTCTCTTTTCTAGGACATAATCACAAGCGGCAGCTAGTGATGGAGCAGCGTCCGCCTGTGTCTCTCTAGTCACCTCTGCTACTGGCCTGTAGTAAATTGGCCTACTATCTACAGGGAACGTCCACGGCAGCTTTATGAACCGGTACTCATTTCCATCTAACCCCATCAACTGAGCAAAGAACTTGTGATCCAAGATAGTCGCACTCATTATGACAAGTTTTTTAGTCTTTGTCAGTATAGTCTGTTGTATACTAGGTGCCCAAACCGGCCCTATACTCATCCCACCACCATCTTCTTCAACTATCCATCTCTCATGTCCTGGGTCCAACTGGGCTATCTTGGTGAGGAACTTAACTCTCTTCTTCCATACTTCCTGAGCATGTCCGCTAGTCTCGCTAACCGCATCCGCCGCCTTCTCTCTAGCCTTTACCCCGTACTCTATCCACCTCTGTATGTTATCGAGGTCACGAGGCATGTTCACTCCCAACTTCTCGATCATAGCAGACATTCTTTTACTAATGGATAGGGAAGCAAAGTCCACTAGAACATTATCAAGTAGGTGTCCCTCATCAGCGAACAAATAATCCGCGCCCTTGAACCCACCAACGTATGACGCTTCTGGCAACCAGTATGCATAGTTAAGCGACACGAGTGGGCGTTCCATAGCCCTCTTTTTTGCTTGCTGATAGGGACAGTCATCCCTACTCGTACAACCACACTCTATCTCACCCAGTAACTCTGCCAGCTCTCTTTCTTCAGCATCTCCTATTCGATTGACACAGGGATAGTTGGCCCTGCCCATCATCTTTACTATAAGATCCCCTCCCTCACTCATATATTGGTCTTGCAGAGACTTGGTATGGGTGAGAGTCATAGTTCGGTCTAGGCTATGTCTAGCAGTACCAAGAGCGATCTCGCTCTTTCCTGACCCTGTAGGGGCTTCTATAATTATGACCGGTTCTTGTGCCTGCTCGATCTGCTGTATAGTTTCCCACTGACCGGGACGCCAGGAATCGTGTTTGAGGCCGAGCGATCTAGGAGTTATTATTCCCAATGTGATACCACCTTAAACCATTTATAGCCTTATATCTCCTCTAGCTGTTCCTTCATTATCCGCTCCTTATACCACTGAGGAAACCCCGCTGTAATTGCTCGATGTATCTGTGGCCAGGCCCACGAGAATAGCACTTGCTTAATCTCTCCCTCTTCTTCCTTTTTCACATCCAGAGTAATCTCTTCTAGCAGAGGCCCGATGTCCTGGGGAGCGTGTTGTAATATACCAGCCTCCTCCATGTGCTGTATAGCTTTCTGCCACCTCGCCTCTGTCTTGTACATCGTAATCAGAGTACGAACAATATCCTTACCACCTGGATTAGCCTCCCCCCACGCTGATCTATGTACTTCTTTATATGCCTCCGAGACGAACTTGCCCATCAGCACCTTCTTATCTCTTCCGAACAGATTATAGCCGAGCGGCTTTAGTACCACGCCTTCTATCTTAGTCCCCCCTAAAACAGATTCTCTGTCGAGCAGACCTTTAATTCTCTCTAACAGAACGTCTCTGCCCTCAGAGGGTTCCCAGACGCCCAAAGCCGGCACCCAATCTAATCCAAGACGCGCTGCCTCTTCTTGTTTTTCCTGGTACGGGAGATAGTAATTGTTCCCAATGCTTACATCAAACAAAATCACATTGCCCACAGGAACCCTACTATACTGTAAAGCGTTGTGCTTAGGCTCGTCTAAACATTCTCCTCTATATGTCCACCCAGGATGCAGCTGATCCTGTATACTCTTCACGAAATCTACTGCTTTCGCAAACATATTTGGTGGATCTTCTTGATGGATTTCTTGGTTTTTGGACCTGAACCTCAGAACCGCTTTCTCATCATCGTAGCCGAAGCTGAACTGGCTCCCATCTACCTTCTCTTCCATGAGTAAATCCACGCCTAACAAACCCTCTACAGCCCTATGTCCTAAAGCAAACACCTCTGGGTAACTGTGCCAACTATTCATGACTCTCCTCCTATTACCTTACTATATCAACTATCCCAAGAGATAAACACTCGTCCGAGCTCAACCACCAATCTTTCCTTGACCAATGACTCTTTACATAAGCAGCGGTTAAGGCTGTCTTGGCAGTACCCGCTTCCTTCGCTCCCACCGACCTGTCTACGAATATCTTGACAGTCCTATTTTGTATTTTCTTGATCCATTCTGTTGTGTCTTCTACTTGTCCAGGGGTCCCCGTAGCTCCGAAGCTGATCTCATGTATCGCTACCCAGGCCTCCTTGTGCATAACTCGTACATCGCCTGCTTGTAACAAGATCCCAGCCATAGAGGCCGCAACACCCAAAGCAGAGGTAGTTACCCTATGGCCCAGGCTCCTAATATAGAGTATGTAGTCAAATAGTGCTAATCCTTCTATGACTCCTCCGCCAGAAGAGGAGAAGCTAATCTCTATATCACATCCTGGATATGTTCTATCCCAGTAAGCCAGCCTCTCCATACAAAGACGGGTGCTTTGTGGACTGATCTCTTCCGTGAAACGGTAGATATGATGGTAGCGATCAGACGCATCTATCTCTTGTTCCTGTTTCCGACCCATCCTTACATTTTGTTCCTGCGTTTCTGCCACAGCAATCCCGTATCGTACATCTATAGCTGTTTTAGCCGCAGATGTTTCCTCACTTAATTTCTGGGCGGTTAGTAATGCTATCTCTGCCTCTACCTTCCTTACTGCTAAGCTGGTCTCTATGCGTATCTGGGCTGTCTCCGCAACAATCTTCTCGATCTCCTGTGGCGAGAGCTCTCTTTCTGGATAGTTCATCATAGCAAATCCTCCTTGCCCTCCCTATCCTTCTGATCTTCTGTCTGCTCATCTAGTACCTCGAACCCTTCTCCTAACGCTCTATGTACTCCTCCACATTGTATAGTGACGCGATGGTTCCCCCCATGCTTCTTATCCAACGAGCAATAACGCTGATGGATATATGGCATTATGTCCATAGGCCCCTTCTTACACTCTGATCTTAGAAGATAATTACAGCCTCTAATTCCCCTCATACTCTACTCTCCTACTTGGTATGCCTTTGGCCTACCTTCAAGTGTAACTCAACACCTAGAATACCCGCACTCTACACACTCTTCACATCCTGCTTGGTGTATGACGCTTATCTGACCACAGTCAGGACAAAAGCTATACGATATTTCAGACTTGTCTACTCGTATTGGTATTGGTGAAGTAGAAATGATATATTCTCCTAATGCTTTGGATATTGCGTCTGGCACACTCTTCACCTTATCTTCCCCTAGACCGTCGCTCATACTCCCGCCAATCCCATTCAACTGTCCACATATCTGTACAAGTGTACTCCTTCTGCTGCTAGAATGTCTGAGCGTCTGGCTTATTACTCTACCCAACGCCTCGCTCATCGCTTGAACATCACTTCCAGCCTTACCAATAGTAATAAACACCTCGAACGGCTGGCTTTCTGCAATTTCACTTATAGTTATGTAAGCATTACCAAATGGCGTATGCTGCTTGATGGTTACGGACGGGAGCCTGTTGGGCCTGATGGCCTGCTTAAGATCAGAACCAGAAATATCACCACTGCTAACTCGGCTCCCCACAATAGGTATGTGTCTGTCATCTTGCTCTCCTTTACTACTCGTGAGAACTTGACCTTGCTTCGATCCGTCTCTATATGCAGTTACCCCCTTACATCCCATGTCCCACGCCTGTCTATATGCTCTGTCCACATCTGTTATCGTAGCAGAACTAGGCAAGTTAATCGTTTTGCTTACTGCGTTATCTATATGCAGCTGAAATGCTGCTTGCATCCTAATATGCCACTCTGGGCTGATCTGGTGTGCTGTCTTGTACACTGTGGCCATACTCGGATCACGCCTTGCTAAAGCAGCAGCAAACAACGGATGCACCATCTCCTCATCTTCTAACTTACCTTCTAGCCCGTGATGCGTTAATTTCCACGCGAACACTGGCTCTATGCCCGAACTACACCCTGCTATAAGGCTAATTGTACCAGTTGGTGCAATGGTTGTCAAGGTCGCATTTCTCCTAGACAAACTCTTGTATATGCTGCATAAGTACAGAGGAAATGTCCTGCGTTCTTTTGCGAGTTTCTCGCTAGCGTATTCGGCCACGTGCTGAATAAACCCCATCACCCTCCGGGCCAGGTCTAGTGCTTCCTCAGAGTCATAAGCTATGTTAAGCATGAGGAGCATATCAGCCCAGCCCATGACCCCTAAACCAATACGTCTTATGTCCTTTGTCATTTTCTCGATCTCTGGCAGAGGATAGTGGTTGGTGTCAATCACGTCATCCAAAAAGCGGACGGCTGTATGTACTACTTCTTCGAGCCTTAGCCAGTCTATAACTCCGCCTATTGGGTTTTTATCTGCCAATGATGGCCCAATAAACTTAGCTAGGTTTATACTCCCCAATATACAGCTCTCGTAAGGATAGAGTGGCTGCTCCCCGCATGGATTTGTGCTTTCTATCACAAACTTGTCCGGAATCGGATTAGACCTGCCTTGATTGATCCTATCTATAAATACAACTCCCGGATCTCCCGTCTCCCAAGCCGCTTGACATATCTCTTTCCAGATATAGCACGCTTCGCTAGTAGCAATAGTGGCTATATCTCCGTTTAGAGCACCCATGAAATCGTCTGTGATCGCCACGGAGATATTAAAATTACCTATACCCCCATCACCCCTCTTGCTATTGATAAACTCTATAACATCGGGGTGATCTACCCGTAAAATACCCATGTTTGCGCCACGTCTCATCCCGCCCTGCTTAATAGCTCTCGTAGCCGCGTCAAACACGCCCATAAACGCGACCGGACCTGACGCCGTCTGCCCGGTACTTTTAACCACTGATCCCTTTGGCCTCAACCTACTAAAATCAAATCCTGTTCCACCACCTGTCTTATGAATCAATGCAGCGTTCTTTACTGCATCAAATATGCCCTCCATAGAGTCCTCTATGGGCAAGACAAAACACGCTGAAAGTTGGCCGTTGGGTTTACCAGCGTTGGCCAGGCATGGGGAGTTAGGTAGAAACTCCAGATTAGCCATGATGTTATAAAACTTCTTAGCCCAATAAACAGCGTCTCTATCCCCAAACTGTAGCTCGGCTTTAGAAACATGGTTAGCTACACGCCATAGCATCTCGTCAGGGGTTTCTACTATCTTTCCAGAATCGTCCCGCAGGAGATAACGTGCCTCTAAGATAGTAAGAGCTTGTTTAGTCCAATCTGTCATACCTTTTTCCTTCTAGTGCTTCTACTATTCTTCCAATTAACTCAGCTTTCTCAGATCGTAATTCTACTAGCTCCTCCATATACTCATGCTCTATATCCCAGAACTCCCAGCAGAGGGCACACCAGGGGATAGTATTACGCTTCTTGATCCTATGGGCCACACAATCTGGACTAGCCATCTCTTACACCTCTCCTCCATATTCCTGCTCAAACGCCCCTAACAACCCACTTTTATTCCTCACTCCTCTATGATTCCTTAAACGCTTGAACTCAGGATGGCTTAACAAGCCTTTAGCATAGGCCCCTCTGCCGTCCTCTCCCTCATCCATCTTTGCTACTTCAGAGAGATAGTGATCTAATAAATCTACTGCACTATCTACATCATCAGCTTCTACGTCCTCACGCATAGATTTTATCAGAGGCTCTACTAACTCTTCTACTCGGTGACGCCTTGACTTGTTATGTACAAGGCGGTTCAAGGACGCTTCTCTAAGCCTCAGCTCTCTAGCCCTACTGCGAGTATTCTTGTTATACTCGGCCATAGCCAAAAGCCCTTTGATCAAAATATCTCGGTACATAGCTGATGGACTAGGATATATGCGGTAGAACTCTCCTTCTACATCTTCTCGAAGTTCTGTGGCGAGCCCCAACCACTGCCCTTGTATGCGGAATTGAACAGAGCCAGACTTGGGATCGTCTTCATCAGCCGTGCCGTAGGGTTTATCGGTCAGCTCCCACAGCGGCTCTTCTAGTTTCTTAGAGGGCATATTATTATTCTACTCCGTTTGCTCAATCCTGTCAACTTCTATTGGCTCTACGAGACAGTTTAGCCATAAAACGAGACACTTCAATCTTTGCTCTCCTGGCTCTACTCATGTGTAGATTCTTTGGTGAGGCCTTTAGTTTGTTTGGACCTATCCCCTTCTTTGATACCCAAGCAAGCACTGGTTTACCAACTTCTCTAGTACTTACTGCCTGTGGACGTTTGAAGTTACCCACCTTCTTCCTCCTTTATTCCGAAAACGCTGCATACATCTCTTCTATATCTGGTACAACAGGCACCCACTCTATAAACCCATCTACCAGACTTCCCCAGTATGCCTCGTCAACGTGCTCAACAGAGAAGTATGTAACTACTGTATCTCCTATGCCCTTGATTATTACGGGCATGACCTCGGCGCTATACTCTCCATACCCCACTAAACACTTATCGCTTCTAGGAAAATCACCAGCAGTCAGAAAACCAGGTCTCTTCTCCTCCATCTCATCGCAAGCCGCCTTAGAACAATAGGCCATCCAATAACCGTCAGGACGCTGGACAAATCTTGCCCAGAACGGACATAGGAGGATAGCATTGTTCATGTTGGTCTCCTTACTGCTAACCTGCTCCAATCAGCGCAATTATTCTCGTTACATCAGTAAGCATCATTACGACGAGAAGGACTATGACTACCCCGCCAAACAAATACATAAAATCGTCACCATTCATGGCTTCTCCTTATTCTAAGACTCCCTGGATAGCGCCAGCAAGGCCCCATTCTTGGCCCTGGCGTCCACTGAGCCTTATGGCCCGATGCTCAACAATATGCGGCACGAGGCCAGGTGCGCTTCATTGGTTCGCCGTTCCGAAGTATGCTTCGCAGATAATACAGCGGTGAGTTCCCTGATCTACTAGGTGATAACCCAGACCGTGCCAAAGTATCCACAATATGCTCATGGCTTCTCCTATCCAAACTCCCCGCGCGGCGAGTCTGTGCCTGGGCGACCCTCAAGCGCTGCACGCGAGCGGTTGTATTGCTCCTGTAGTGTTGCAATAGCCATGCCAGTGAAGGGACTCATAGCACCACAATGCTGGATAACATTACGCACTGCTTCTAAACGAAGCAGAAGAAGTTGCTCAACATTTTCAGGGGTAACGTCAGTCTCATAATAAAAAGATATGCTCATGGCTTCTCCTATCCAAACTCCCCGCGCGGCGAGTCTGTGCCTGGGCGACCCTCAAGCGCTGCACGCCCCGCAGGAGTAATACGCCAACGGAACTCGGATACGCCAATATCAAGACCTTCAGTATGTTCTACAAGACCACGCTGTTCTAGCCGCTCTAATAACGCACCCCCAAATGGATAGATACGATGTGTCAATTTCCACGGAGCATAAGGTGGACTATCAACGAGAATCTCCAAAGCGTTTCTTTGCGCATCTGTTAATCTCATGGCCGACGTACCCCGCTTTGTGTAATCAGGTGGCAAGGGCTGTTCAGGCTTAGGGGGAGGAAGATGCTCAGAAACCGCGCCCTCAACAGGCGCATCACCGCTCGGTGTCAGCAGGGCTTTCAGTTCGTGTTGGGCCGTCGCATAGCCTGCTGTTAAGCCACAGTTATACTCATTTCGAGGAGGCTGGTTCGTCCCAAGACTAAAGGTAATAATTTCAGCCAGCCAGTTCTCTATCCGCGCCCCGACCGCCAGCGCATCTTGAAACTGATATTCTCGACAGTCACAGGCATGATGGTGGGTTACGCACCGTTCAGCTTGTTCATGAGTTATCATCGTGCTCCTCCTGAGGCATATTCTCAGCCAGCGTGAGCACGGCTTCTAGCGCATGTTGAGCCGTAGCATAGCCTGCCGTAAGACCACTATCATAGTCATTTGCAGGCTGCTTATCAGTTCCCCCACTCGAAAACACGTACTTGTTATCTAGCCATGCCACAACCCGCTCCTTGATCGCCAGCGCCTCACGGTACTGCGCCAGGACTACAGTAATAGCGTCCACGATACTGAACAAGTCACGCTGAACTTCATCGTCTGCGCCTGGGCGGTCGGTTTTGGTAAGCCATTCAGCCAGTAACTCTAAGTCAACTCTGGCAGTAACAAGACGACTTCTTGCTTCTTCAGGTGTCATTAGGATTGTCCTTTCTGCGCCGTGGCCTGCGAGGAGTCGGTAAGGAAGGCGGCATACTCGCAGTCATCCGCATGGCCGAGTCGTATCAGCTTCCCGCAGAAGCGGCAGTTAAGACCGTGCACTAAGGAGAGCAAGTCCATCGCTGTTGCCAGCTTCGCCTCAGCCTCTATCCGCTTGTGCCGCTCGGCCTCTCGGTCAGCGTCAAGGATGGCAAGTTGGCGCTCCGCCTGAGTTATTTGCTCGTCTTGACGTTGAAAGTCATCAAGTTCTAATCGCCTCTCGCCCTCAGTAGTGTGAAGCAGAATGTAGCTACCAACTTGACGCTCCAAGTCCTGCCATTGCTCCGCTTTTTTGACTATGACGGTACCGCGAAACTGGATACCGATACCATCCTCACCGTGAATAGAAACGGAAGGCTTGTAATAATCCCCGTCCTGCCGCCAGACGACTTTACTATCAGACTTCAAAGGCTTGCTCATTTCACCCCCATTAATGCCAACATACTGTCCAGCAGCTCGGACTCCCTAGCGCAATCCTCTATGGGCCAACCTGGATTCCTCCACGCCATGTAGCCCAACCTCGGTTGTCTCTGCCGTTGCCACCCGTAGCACACTTCCAGAAACTCTAAGGCGAGCGTGTAAGGGAGAGCATGGACATACGGAAACACTGTTTGTTCGTCGCTAGCCAGACACAGTTCATGCCGACCTGAAAAGTCGGCCCATACTAGGCTAGGCCACACGCCTGCCCTGCCTGAACCATCACAACCACGACAAACCTCTTTACGCGAAATAATGTCGAGTGGTTGCCCAGTTCCCCCGCATCCTTCGCACGGTCTCTCAGCTAACCAGCCGCCTATGCCCGTCTTGGCATAAGGCTTGATTTCCCCCGACCCCTCACAGATACCCTCAGGGCACTCTCCACTGCCCTCACGGGTTTTGTCGCTCGGACAGGGCTTTACTACCCGTCGAGCCAGACCGTCAATCTCCCAAGACTGCTCTTTGCTTGTGATTCCTTCCATTATGGCTTCTCCTCTTTCGGATCGCTTTCTTCTGGCTCTGGGGATGGTATTACTATGATCTCTCCCTTGCTAGGATTGTAGTAAGCGTTAAGTTGCATGAACGGCACACCTAAATCCTCACTAATCCTTACCCAGAGGCTATGCCGGACTTTAGCGAGGCGAGCATTTTCTTTGTCGGCATGGGCTTGAATCGTTTGTAGTGTCATGTCTAGGCCTTCTTGCTGTGTTCGTAATTCCTCCCACTCGGCTTGATACACGGGGGCTAGTGTATACGTGTTGCTGTCAACTTCGTACCCTGTGTATTTTCCCTGTTTGTGTTCTGCTGTCGTGGTTTTTCCTTTCACTCTAAGACTCCCCTCCTTAAGCTGTCTCTCTAAGTCCTCTGCCTTTTCCTTCCAGTGACGCACCTTACTGGCCTCTCGGTCATACCAGCTCACGGGACTTTTAGCTCGCTCATTTCTCCCCCTCCCCTCTCACAGCACCTTCTCCCTTTGCCACCTCTCCCCTGCTACAGCAACCGCTACGAATCCACCCAATTCATTCTCATTCATGTGGCACCTCCTCTATTCCATAATACACGGGCAACCCCAGCCCCTCTGCCACCGCCACCTCTCCATCAGCCCCTAGGCTGTATCCAGGCAGTCTCAGTACCGCCTCGCACACCATCAACCACTCCATATCCAACCGCAACCAGAATTCATAGGCATGTGGGCTCATCAGATGCCACAGATGGGTGAGGTGGGGTATATAGGGGGTGTGGCCCAACTCACTAAGCTGGTCGCCTGCTAGGACGGCCCGCCTCACATTCTCACCCACCCCACCGTTGGTGTATGGGCCTGCTATATAAATCTTCACGACTCTTACCGCTCCTCTCCTGGTAAATAGATGCTATGTACCTCTATCAGTTGTAGAACTAGCAATGCTCCGTTGGTAGCAGCAGCTATAGTAAGAAGAGCTCTCGTTATCATGGCTTCTCATCCAGCGCTGCCCGACCCGTTGGAGTCAACTCGTCACGCTCTTTTGGCCCTGGCGCAAATCTTTGTCCGCCTACCATCATCCCAGTAAGCTCATAAGCGTCCAGCCAACCAGCTTTTCGGCACGCACGGATAGTTGCATCTGAGATGTCGGCGGGCCACGCCGATACCACCCGCACCTTTCTGGCGTAGCTTAAACAACGTTCCTGTGCTTTAGTCAACATCATGGCTACTCCTCCGGCCCATTAGATTCATCGTGGTTGTCTGCCTCATCATTCCTTTAACCTCTTTGACATCTCTCTATATGCTACTGTATACTTGTTATACTGTATCTGACCCGGCTTGTCAAGACCGAACCTCTCCATATAGGTAAGCGCTTCTAGTAGTGTCTTATTATCCACTGTTTTTACAGCATCAAACACCCTTACCCCGGGCGGAAAAGCATTACTATATGAAGTAAGTAATTGTGGTGTTAGCAAAGCCATCTCATCTACTTTTTCTAGTAGAGCAGACAGTGGATCATTAACCTCTGCCTTCTTCTCCCACCACGGTATCCTCCTCTTCTCTACACTCAGAATACTTGCTTTCTGGACTGGTGCTTTATAAACCCAGTCTTTAACTCTTGGTGAGCACTCTTCTATCCAGTCCCGTATCTGTGGCGTAACAACAGCCATCCTTACGGGCATTTCTAGTAGCATTGTTATGCCACAAGCTACCTGCTTCCTCACGCTCGACTTAAATACCAAATCTTCGCTGCCCCGCGATCTACTAACTACTATACTTATCCTATGATTGCTATTGATGAACTCGTCATCAGTTCCGCTAAAGAACGCTCCCATCCGTACATGAGAGTGCATTACGCCAATAGTCCCCTCGGGAGGAGATTCTTCCACGTTTGACACGGTTGCTGCTGACGATACCTGTTCCGGTATGTACAAGTCGTCTACAACGACATTCTCATCTACCCACTTTCCTAGCATATATGCTAACCACTCTTTATTAAACTTGTCCATAAGAGCGGTAATCTTAGCATAAGCCAGTGGTGCTAAGTAAATAGTCCCCGTCGTATATGGACAAGAATGGTGAGTAGGTACTTGATCCCCCGTCGTCCATCCGCCTTGGTCTTGCGGCAAAAATGGTGCTGGTTCGCTATGATCTGCATAATGACCGAAAGTATCGTCATATCCTGACACTATCTCTTTTCCTCCTCCTTACTAAACTGTAGATGCTGTATCACTATACACCGTCCACATTTGCGGTGGCGGAAATGGTATACGGTTTACAGGTATTTCTTCTACTGTAGGTATTCCTTCCTCCACCTCTAGTACTGGTATTCCTTCCTCCTCCGGTACCTCCACCCAGGTAGAAATGTCTTCAGTTACTACTAAATCCTCCTGATGGAACTGCACTAGCATATGCCTAATATCGGCGCTAATTTCCAACTCAGGCTTATAGCACATCTTCGTAATAGCTATACTAGCAGCGAACTGTGCTCCACCAACCCACGCCGCTACTCTATAACCTGGAGTTGTTCCTTCTACTTCCCACTCCGGCGATTCTCTTGAACTCACAGTAACGTGCCAGCCTCCATCGTATCCCGCTCTAATATACCTCGCCCCGCACCTTCTAGCCATGCGGTAGATACTTCTCTGGGTGGCTATGTCATCTGTAGTATCTAATATAACATCTAAAGGCCTGTTCTCTATTGGATAATGTGGCCCAAAGCTAGTCCTAAAAAATCCCGTGTTTATATGTTCCGAAAGCTCCTGTACTTGGCGCTCGTAGACAGCACAGTTATATGTGTCTGTACCTACCAGAGCTCTCCATGTACTACCATTTATCATGTGTGCCAGGTCTGTTGCTTTTAACATATCCACCATACTCGTAGGTAGCCTACTCATATTAGTGAGATCTATATGATCATAATCTACTAACAATATCCTCTTTACTCCTATGAGAGCGGCTTGCAGTGCGACATACCACCCAACCCCCCCGCAACCCACCACCATTATAGATTCCGGTACAGCCAGATCTACCCCCTGCTGCCTACTAAATATGTCTTGCAGTAGTCTCTCTCGCTCGGTTAGCACACGTATCCTCTCTGTATTCCAGCCACGAGTTGATCTCGTTGGCCCGTGTGGTATGTGAGCTACGGTATAAGGTAGTCCTATTGGACGCTCTCGTGCAGGCGAGGCTCCATTTACTACGGTCAACACATCATGGGCTATTTCTGCTATTTGTGCTGGAGTAGCACCCACAGGAAGTTGAACATCACCCCAACAACCTACATGGTAGTGCTCAAAAAGACCTGTGCCTTCTATATCAGTCGTGATGTATACCCTACTACTCCTTCCACCATTTGTAATGTGACACCACAGGTCTCTTCTTAGCAGCGCTTGAGCCTCCTCTGTAATATCCGCTTCCAGATCTCCTCTTAGTATAAGAAGATTGGGCTCATATACGAAGGGAAATGATTCTTGTAACGCAGCCCCGTCTCTCTCCCATAGAGATATTGTAGGAAAAGCACTTCTTCCCAACCTCTGTATGTTAGCTAGTCTCTGGTCACGCCCTTGTGTAGTCCAACTCCTATACTCATGGCGTCGTTGCTCACATACCGCACAAAGGGGTCTTTCTGATGGCATATAGCAGTGTCTACAAAAATGGTGACTGCAGGTAGGACAAGCTAGATGAGCATCATCTATCTCTGTGGGGGTCCTATGACAATACCCCGGTGGAGTCCCTCTTATACAACCACAATCCGTACACACGCTATATGTCGCGTGCGTGTTCGGCCCGCGTGCTGCATATAACCGGCCAGTAAGCACCCTCTTGCCGGCAAGTGGCCCGCCAACTATCCTAGTATATGACGCAGTCTGAGAGCACTCGTCTAGGGAGATATACCTGCCCGGTAAAGGTAGACCATACCTATCATGCTCATAGCCACCTGGTTCTCCGGGCCACTTAGCTACTCTGCTCCGATCTACTTCTATAAAAGCCATAATAATTCCTCCTCGAGTTGGTAGTGGAGACGGGTGCAGCGTCTCCTATGTACCTTGTCCTAGCTGCTAGACTTTCCAGCCTTCTTTCCAGCCTTATCGAAAGGCCGGACTTCGATCACCGCTCCGGCATTGACCAGCTCTGGTGCCCCGCCGACATCTAACTCAGAGCCATTGAGCAATACTCGGAAGTTTGTGTACCCGAGCTGCGCTGCTTTTGCTGTAACGGTTGTACGAAAGTTGCCACCCGGCTCAATCGCGTTACCGTTCAGAGTCGCGTTCGTGTTCCAACCAGCCATGCTTCCTCCTCACTACTAGACTTTTGTTGTTTGGGTTAGCTAACCCGAATAACTTGAACCTCGCCCGTACCAGCACCCTACGGGTAGAAGGCTCATAGCAGACCAGATGACTGCTTACAGTTGTTACTATCGCAGCGTCATAATTGGCCTCGAGCTGGTCTGCTATCAACCTTCTACGGCTTTCCCATTAAACAAATAATCCTCATCTTGCCAGTCCCCGCTGCCCCACTTATCGAATATGGGGGGAAGTTCAGTAATAAAAGACACTAGCACGTCATTAACGATATTTACAAAGCCTCCTTCTCGTAACGCGATTAAGTAGGTCATGGTAGCGTTAGAGGTGTGTAACGCAGGCACAATATCACCCAGATGGTAGGTATGTGCGCAACGGCCCCATAGCTTTACCTGAGCCTCGTCACCATTTGGTAGTTTTATGGTATCAAACACACCCATCTTTCCCTCCCAATTAAACTATTGCAGCCTCACCCCATAGCTGCTTGTCCTGCGTGGCTGAATAAAACTCAACCTTCTCCGCCTCAACTCACACTACTTTGTGAACAGAGTACTGCACTCGACATACCAGGAGGCATAACCTCTATTATCCTGATAGTCGAGCCAAAGTAGTTGGCATCAGCAACTCCACCAGCTAGCGCGCTTCACTGGCAGGTCCATATATTCCGCAGGCTTTCCAATCTTCTAGTCTTCTATTGCTAAACTGCCCTCACTGTAGAACAGACTGTACAGCGAGCCGACACCGGATCCCCCGGGCTTTTCTTCTTGACCTCGTTAGCGAGCCTCCTTCCCTTGCCGTACCGCTCGTCCTGAAACTCGTGTTCACAGGTACATGTTATGATGTGTGATGGCATGTTATCTGTTCTCCTTCTTGCAAAGCTCTACTAGAGTTATATCACCGCCATAAGCATCACTTTCCTCCTTTAGGACATTTGACCATAAGAACTAGCCCCGCTCCAATCTGCTTTGTACTACAAGGCTTAGACACAAACCACGTCTGATGTAGTACATCATTACAGAGAAATCCTCGTCGTCTAGTAGATCCTCGGTTCAAATCTGTCCATTTTCGCTGTTTTCTTTTTGACCTTACTAGACTACAACTAAAACCTCGTAATGACGTACTACAACAGGAACGGACGATGACTGGACCCTGTATTACAACGCTATTCCACCTGATAACGTTGGCTGATCTCATCTTCTTCGTACATCTTGATACAATTACAGTTCGCGCAGAGGATTTGATACCCAGCTGGATTTGCTAAAATATGCTTATAATATCTATCATAGCCTCTGAGCTTTTTCCTCTCCCCACGGCCACCGCCGTTTATGTGATCTATTTGTAAAGCGCGCACATCAGCATCATAGCCACATCTACAACACTTCCTGCCAAGCATATCCAAGATCTGTTCTCTAGTCCTAGGGATCCTTTTAGGTAACTCTAGTGTCCTAGTAATACTATTCTTCTGTCTGTACTCTTGTGGGTTTGCGAGTACAACATTTAACACAATCGCGTTGACGACAGGGAATGATGTCCAGAATGTCGTGCCGTCCGGTATCGGGTCGGGGATCTGATTGCTAGAGATTGGTTCTCCATTCATTCTTACAACGAATAACTTTCTACCATTCGCCATCGCACTATCGAGAATGATCTTCTTAATCTGTTCTGGTGTAACAGAGTCTAGTCTTTTACCGTTGATACTAATCATTCTGTCCTTCTAGCCATCATACCCATCTGTATAGTTTCTCGGGCGTGGTCTATCGGTAAGGTCCCTAAACGGAGCCGCTTCAACTATCCTGATCTTGATCTCCCACTCTAACTCTCTCTCTAACGCTTCTACATAGCATTTCATCTCGTGGTAGAAGCAGTAGTCAAGATCACGTAGCTTGTACGAGCGGCAGTTAAGCTCGCCTACACGATCCGCGTTGTCCTCTATTGCCATCAGGCAGAGACCTGGCATGATATCACCTTAATATCTTGACCATATTGTCGTAGTGTCCGAAGTCTCCTAACATCATCTGGTCGAGATCGAAACACCAGTTGTCGTGAACCATTGTACATACTCTTTTGCTATGCTTGAAGAAGACTAGTTCAAATACAGGAAAAGTAATCTCGTCATGGGGTTTTGGTGTCTTATGGTTTATCGAAACGGCTCCCTTCTCTAACCATCGTTTTATCTCAGAGTTTGATGGTATATTAGAGATTTCTGTAGAACCAAGATGTTCTGTACTAGGAGGCAGTCCAAAACGTCGAAGATACTTAAATGCTGTTGTCATTTTCTTATACCCGCGATTGCTATAACAACTAACCAGAACAGTAAGGTTCCAGTACCAGCAGATATGTTAAGCAACAAAGCTATAGCAACACTACCTGCAAGAGCTGCTAGAAGCGTGGGCAGCGCTGCTTTAATCATGGAGCCAAGGAAACGCCAACTGTCCGCTTAACATTAGTGTGAGGTCCTCTATGCTTATGATAAATGTGTCTGGACACCGGTGGGTATCTGTTCCGTACTCGTGCCACTGTATAGCTAGAATACCACTTTCAGCAGACACCCTACCAAAACTAAACCCCAACTCAAGCCAGTCCTTCTCGTCTATGATGGGATCATTATCATCCTCTCGTAGGTGTAAAATGATCCCCTCGTCATCTCGTTCGATCCCTACTATCATATTTTACTCCTTCCTGAGCAACTTTGCAAGTAGCTAGCGTCTGTATAATACGCTCCTAGTCAAGAACCTTTCCTCCGTCCAAGAATCTCTGTACGTCCTGCGGGAAGTACACTGTTTCTAAGTTGTCATCTAGTACAACTGTTTGACCGTATATCCACTCCGTAAAGAGCGTAAAGAGTATATGTCCTAGACGAGCTCGGAGATAGCCCTCGGAGAAACCGTGTTCACGATCAGTCATCATTATTCTGCCAGAGCAGACAACTTTCATGGTGTCTCCTTTGGGAACACTAATGGGAAAGCGCGGCCTCCTGCCGGTAAAGCTCGGCCCGCTGACGCGCAAGCTCGGCCCACGGCTGGTTTGTAGGGTCGAGCCAGACCATACACCGGCGGCGGGTCTCCAACTCATGCTCAGGTTTTCCGCCGTCATTGTAGAACTCTACACGCTCCATGATATTGGATGAGTATTCAGCGGGGACATCGTGATGCACGAAGGCAATAACTCCCTCATTGGGGCCGTCATAGCCAGGCAAACAGGGACGTGGTTGTGTGACGTTCATGCTGTCTCCTTCTGAACGAGCGCGATGGCGATGTGCAGATTGCAGAGTTCTTCCTCGTTGAAGACTGCTAATCTGCCGCCTCCGTGGTGATAGAAGCGATACCAGCCATCCTCATGCTTTTCCAGCCTGTACCCCTGCTTGGTCACGATGGGTTGTGTCATGCTGTCTCCCTTCTTCTTTTGGCCGACCCATCGCTCGCCTTCTTGATAGCTGCCCGCGGCTACCTCCACGAAAAACTCTTGGTCTATCCCGCGGCGTATCACAGCCATAGTCACGATAGCTTCTGCTTCCCGTCGCGGTTTTCTCGTCTCTATAAGTCGCACGGTTCCAGCTTCGAGGCTTACGGCTGCTACATCGTAAAGATCGTTCATGGTGTCTCCTTCTCTGCGAGCGCGATGGCTGCTTCGAGTTTTTCGTATGCCTGTTGATCATGATGCATCCATTTCCGACGCTTCGCCGCTTCCTCTCGATGGATTTCTGTCCTGGTTGTCATGGCTCACCTCTTTGCTTGCTGAAATATAGAAACTTTAGGTTTATCTCACAATATCCACTACCTATGTCAATACCGTAATAACAGCTCTCCTCATCAAAATGTTCTCTGTTATTACATAGAACCCTGTTCCCGTTGGCCGCGGTCATTATATGCTTCATTTCATACCTCTTTGATACCATCTCGCAGCTTGCCGCATCAGTGCAACGCGGTCACCTATTACAGACACACCGGAGCAGGTTTCGGCCATGGGCGAGACAGCCATTCGATCATGATCTTGGCGTGTTCTATCGCGTCCGGCAGGAATAACTCAGGAAACGCCAGCGCCACATATGCCCAGCTGCAATCTTCTTCATACCAGTTCTTTGATCCTGACCACTTTACCGCAGACGCCTGTGCGTCTTTAGACATTCGCCCTAGTAATGCATCCGGCACGTAGTACCCACCGTGCGAAGGCGTTTCTACTTGTAGGATGCCTTCTCCTCCGATACGGGAGATATTATCTGCTATCCCCCACGGTGTTGCAAGTGCTGTCTCTGTCTGCTTATTCACGGCGTCGCCTCCTCTATTCTCCGCTACCCACCAGCGTGGCCATATTTGTGCGGTGTGCAGTGTTTTCACGCCTTTACCCTCTCTACCGTGACCTTGCCCTTCCACGGCCACGCTTTCGCCAACACCCTGGCTTCCTCATCGCTCTCCGCGTCCACCCTGACTTCATTCCCATCTGCATCAAACACACGATAAGGATGCTTGCTCTCTTCAGCTTTGGTGATAGGGTCCTTGCGTACTCTATGCTTCTTCATCTCTTCCACTATACCAGCGAACTGACAAAGTAGCACCAAAGCCAAGCAGCTCTAGTGATATGTACCCATACCTCCACATCGCCCAAACGTCAATCCTGAGGATCTGGATACCGTCTCTCGGATAATCTGGCGTGTGCATCTCTAGTATTACTTGTGGCATGCTACTTCCTCCCTGATTCGATCTGCCATTGCTACCCTCCCCAGTATGATGCTCCATTGCGTATTGTGAGTGGCGTGTGATCAAACTCTATATTGTGTCCATCAACTGACACGTACCACACAAAGTCCTCTTGATACACATGGAATCCCAAGTTGAACTGCCTACTTGCTTGATTCATATGTGTTTTGGTGGTAGGTGTCATCCATCCCCCATGATCTAGGATCAGCCTGCCACTGGGGTAAATCACAACGATCGGCGTGTTGTGGTAATAGACTGAGACTACCCCATCTGTTGTAGTAGCTATCCTAGTGCCTCTTCTACCAATTTGTGGTAACTGCGGCATCATATCTCCTCTAAACACGAGTACAGAATAGGAAGTTTGAAGCTAGTATGCTTCCTCTTGCGCATCCTACCAGCGTCATCCACGTACTTTGTGATATAGGAGAAGGAAAAAGGCAGGTAGCACTCTACCAGTCCTTCGTTATCAGGAAACGTGGTACGAGTATTGTCTTCGTCCTCCGCCCTGGATACAACCTGTACAACTTTCCCTTCGTAGTCCTGTAGAGGATATTTTAGGTACTCGTCATCAGGGACTTCTGGTTTTTGTGCAAGTGACTCTTTGCACAATCGTACCCGTGCCAGATCGCCTGCCTTGAATCTTTGGGGATAGGTGTCAGGGGTGAAAAACTTATCTCCTTCTCTTATGGGAAGTATTTTATTGAGCATTGTTTTATCTCCTTTTACTCACCTTACTCTGCCTTCTTACGCCGCTAGCTACGGAGCAGAGTCTCACGCTAAGGAGAAGGCTACATAACGAACTCCTTTGGTAGTTGTACATTAGCGGGGTGATTGGTGAACATAGGAGATATTTGACTTGGCTTGAACCCCGCTAATCCACAACCTATAGGCGTGAGATAGAACGAGAGTTCTGGGTGCTGCAATGCGAAGTTCAGGAAGCGTTCCACCCCCAATTCCACCTCCTGTAGTGATACCGGCAAATAACTATGTCTGAGCTCTTTTGTGACTATAGCATAGGAACTACCCTGTATACCCTCTGCTTGTCCGTAGATTGCGCCGTATTTTTGCACAGCAGTTAGCGCGGCTCCCTTGCCATGTCGCCCTTGCCTGTTAGAACCAAACACGAAAATCATTACGACCCCTTTTTCTGCTTTTTTCTGCCACGCTAAGTATAGATTATGCCTTTGGACTCCTCCATACATTCCTTCTTGTCTTCCGCGACCTTGATATCTTCTGTAGCATTGCTTCTACCTGCGCTCGGGACTTTACATCCACTGTAGGCAATCTGCGTACCACCTCTTCACCCACCATCCCCTTTAGCAGTAGGATGTGTTGGCCTGTCCAGGTACTCTCGCAGATACTTTTCCTTATGTCCCCCTCCCCCAGCACGAACACAAGCCCACGGCACTCCTCACATCTGAACGGATAAGGACGGAGGCTATGATTTGTACTGCCATCTAAACATTCTGTCTCTTCCCTCTTCCCCCCGTACTTCTCTTTGCCACACAACAAACACTTAGAGGATGTGTGGCTTAACGCTCCGCTTTGTTTTGGGTCCTTCTCGAACTTATGCTCTAGCGACAACAGAGGCCCTTTCTTTATCCGGCACTTAGTCCTGAAGCTAGGACCTGTTGCTTCATACTGTTCCTGGAAGCAGAAAAGGCAACGAAAGGTGAGGGATCTTCTACACCTCGAACACTCCGTCGCAATGATTTTGTGGATACAGTAAAATGATGTCATCTGCCCCCCACCACTCTGATTTTTCCGGCCGCTCTAATTATAGCACAGTTTTTTGACCTGAATATCCCCCGCGCCGCCCGCGTTTTTGACCTTATGTGTTGGAATAATAAGAGAAAAGTCCTCCAGATGCTCTGCACAAAGCCACAACGCGTCACCATTTCCTTGTATTTTACCAGACGCTTTGCCACTACAAGATGCGATGTCGCAGTATATGTATAATTGTAACATATTCCTTCTCCTGTACAAGCATACACGTTATGGCAGCATAGTAACAGTCAATATGCCTCTGCCTTCTGTGGCATACACACCAAAGCCTACTCCGCCATGTGTGATATGTCCCGGTAGTAGCATATAGAGGATAGCTAATAAGATAATTGTCACCCCTATAGCCCACATTCTCAGGAACCATATAGGTAATTTCACGCCTTTTTGCTCCTTTGCTATACGATTGACTCGGACGGAGTGTTTTGTGTACATAGTGCCTCTTATATGAACTTGCTCACGCTTAACACATTCCCCAACTTGCACTGTGCCGCCACAAATGTGCAAACCTTCCAGGCGTGATCCTGGGTAGATGGTTTAGGCACGTATAGCAGCTTGGTGAACCATCTGTCGGTTACGTAGAGGTACTTCACGATGCACCTTCCTGGTAGCGCTCTTTCTCTGCCGTGAGAGCAACATGGTGGCGCTCCCACTCCTCTTCGACAGCCTGGTCATGCTGTTGGTCTATCTTTGCCCTATAGAGTTCCCGTATGGCCTTGAGAACTGTCTCCAGGAGTTTCCCATCTGGCAAGATAGTAGTGTCAAAGTAGAGCGCCCGCCATGCTCTCATATTAGCGTTGTAGCGCTCTTTCTCTGCCGTGACAACAGTCAAGTGGATTTCCTGCTCTGTTAGCATCTTCTTCCCCCTTCTCCTGTCTCTGTCTGATACTTGTGGGGGATTGGCGGGCCTTTGATGCGATCTCGGGCCCACTAGGTGTCCTGACGTGCTAGCGACCCCAGCCAGCTATTTTCGTAACCAGCTCGCTGGGCATAGTTACTCTGACCTCGCCGTCTGCGCTATCAGCGTACTGAGGCGTACTCAGTGACCTCCAGGGACTTTTTGCGGCTCCCAGGAATGTCACCATGCCTGCAGAATGTGCGGCCTCAAGCGCTGTCTGGAAGTCCGCCCCTGCAAACGCGCTGCGAAAGCAGGCTGCTAAGCTGGCATTGCTGCCCAACAGCCCGACGTAGGGGGCGTTCACTACCCGAGTACGCTTCTCCTCTGGGATAGTGTGCTCGACCGGGGCCTCTCCTTTGCGCTGGGTCGTGTAGGAAGGATGCTCCTTCTGGTGCTCGATCTGAGCATTGATCGCATCCTGTAGCCACTTGCTCTGGTCTACCGCGTGCTGTGCCATGACTGTGCTCCTCTCCTCGATCGGCTGTGTGATTTCGACGGGTCAGTGCCGTCCGAACCGACCACAGCCATCATACCACAGAACTTTTGTGCTGATTTTCTGAGAGCCACACACGCGCACCAGGCACGAGCACGGGGGAGGGGGGTGGCCTGACGCGGGCGGGGGCTACGCGTGGACCTGTGG